ATGTTTATAGTAGTCGGAGCTATATATAATGAAACGAAGATACACCGATAAAAGGGTGCATCTTCGTTAGAATTTCGGGTATAATGTAATTGTGAAATCGTCAGGTGATTTAGAGTCTGGCGAACGGTAATAATCAGCTTTTTCTAAAATAGACTTGAGCAGGCGATTCTTCTTAGAGATATCGTCTGTTTTTTTGTATGCATCTAAAACCTGTTCGATAATTGGAATGAATGCATCTTGTGTAACGGTCTTTTTCTTTTCTCGCTCAATATCAACATTCAATTGGTCTATATCTCTTTGAATATCTTTTGCGCGATCAGATAAGATTTGTTGACGCTCCATAAATCGCTCAATTGTGTAAACGCCTTGCTCTAACAAGTCATGAATGTTTTCTCTTTGTTTCTCTAAATCTTTTTTCTCGTTTTCTTTTTGCAACAGAGCTTTTTCTTTTAAAGGTAAAAGAGATTCTTTTTTCTTCGGTTTCTTCATTTTATTTTGTAATTTAAACTCACTAAGCATATCCTCTAACGCTTGAATAATTGCTTTTTCTACCCGATGATAGGGAGCAGCTTTATTTAATTTCAAGCGTCTACATTCATCATTTGAACACGTGAGAGAAGCAGATTCATATTTTTGTTTTTTTGGTTGGTATGGATTCTTTTGTCTCCACATTGTCTTTCCGCACTTCTCGCATTTTAAAATCCCAGCAAAAGCATTACGCATCACTTTTTCATCATTTACATGAGATGTATGTGTTCGGCTCTTAATCATTTCTTGCACTTTATCAAAGAGTGTAGGTTCAACGAGAGGAGGGAATGCGCCTTTGTGAACAATCCAAGATTCAGGTGGAAGAGGTTTTCGTATATACTTTCCATTCCGTTTTACGTTTTTGTTCTTTCCCCATACTAAGTCACCTTTGTACACTTCATTCATAAGAATATTTTTGATTGATGTTTGACTCCAAGAACCTTTACCAGATGGAGGTGGCTCACCTAAGATATTCATTTCTTCTGCAATCTTTCGTCTTCCACGACCGCTATCGGCAAGCTCAAATATCTTTTGCACAACCCATGCAGTTTTAGAGTCTGGTGTTAATTTTAAGTTTTCGTCTCGTATGTATCCATATGGCGGTTTTTTACCTATATGTTTACCTTCTTTGACTGAATCAACACGACCGTTATAAAGACGCTTGTTAATGAGTTTAAACTCCTGCCTGGAAATAAGAGACTTGATTCCGAAGATTAATTCCCATTGTTCATCTTCTGGGTTATAGACATCATTAGGTGTAATGATAAGAGTAGAAGTATAGCGGAACGCGCGGTCAATCATACCTTGGTCCAACATATCACCACGGCCTAGACGGTCTAAATCAATAACGAGAACAGCTTCTACATCACCTTTTTCAACGGATCGTAAAAGTTTTTGTATCATTGGTCGCTCTGAAATACTTTCGCCAGATACAACCTCTTCATAGATTTCAACAATATTGTATTGTTGCATCTTCGCTAGTTCAAACAAACGCTTCCGGTGCCTCTCTAACGTATCATACTGACGACCTTCCGCTGCAGCTTTACGCTCTTCTTCAATATCACTACGGCTTTTTCGTAAATATAAATACACATCTAAATGTGAAGGGAACATGTTATCACCTCATTACTATTAAAACTCAAATTGATAAATTGGACAAATAAAAAAGAAAGGCTAGATAACCTTCCTCATCCTTTCTTCCGAACACCGATCTTCTTCACTTTTTATAACTAAATCATCCAAATAAATTGCTTCTCCAGCTTTCAATTCATCACAGTAAACTACCTTCACAAGCCCCATCTCCTTTTTTACGAACGCCTGTTCTATATCGTATATCCTATATTATATACTTTTTTCAGAATTTTTTCTATTAAAAGGTAGGATTTAGGGGTGTGTGAAATTTCTACATATATCTACAAAAAACTACAATATGCAATTATTTGTAACACTTATAATATTAATTTACTTATATTAAACATCTTTAAAACGCTTAATTATATCAATGTATTCCTTTATTTTATCTGGTGTTAGTTCTTGTTCCTGCATTTCTTTAGCAAACGTTATCCACTCTACTCCAACTTCTCTTAGTTCTTTTGGTACAGGTTTGGATTCTCCAAATAAGTCTTTTAATTCAATATCATAAATTTCACAAATATCCTTCAGTAATTTTACAGAAGGTATATAACCGTTTTCGATTTTACTTATGTAAGTATAGTTAATCCCCAGTTTTTCTCCAACAGTTCTCATACTTAACTTTTTTTCTGTCCTTAATTCTTTTAATTTCCTTCCTATTTCTTGGTCATGATAAATTTCATTATTTTTTTCCATAAATAATTTACCTCTCCATTTTAAAATTAAATCGGTGTATCAAACACCATCACCATTTATAGTGTGGTTTAGTGTACCACACTATAATTCATTATATCTCATAATGTTGAATATCCCTCAAAATAAATGCTTTAAAAAAGGAAAAAACATGCATTTATTTATTAAATTTGTATGATTTTCTTACCTTTTATTAATATATTGTATAAAAAATAAAAAAAAGCTTTAAAATAATGTTGACTAATATTCAACAAAGATGTTATTCTTAATTCAACAAAGATGTTGAATAACATTCAACGATATAAAAACTAAAATGAATACTTAAATAGATTGGAGTTGGCGACGCTATGAGTCGCACCATAATACATGAAAGGTTGTCCCGAGACATTTGAGTATTGATTTTAACTTTTATAAAGGTGGTGAATTCATGTCCAACAAGATTACTGAGTTGCGCCAACAAAAAGGTTGGTCGCAGTCAGAACTAGCTAAAAGGTTAGGCGTTACAAGATCTCATATCAATAAGATAGAAAAAGGTAAAACTAACGCTAGTATTGCTTTATTAGAACGAATAGCAAAAGAATTTGGTGTTTCTGTAAAGGATTTTTTTTAATCACTTTGTTGAATATATTTCAATGAAAGTATTTCAACAAACTACTCTTCATTAGAGGAATATTCAAATTAACATTATGTATTGATTTTATCAGATTAACAACTAACTCGAAAAGCTCAAAAAACATTCCAATTAGTGTGTTATTGAGCCCGAAAGGCAATTGACAAAACAAAGGAGGTTGGTTGTGTTGTCCGCTTGCATACAGTTAAGCAAGGAGGCGGTTGAAATGAAGGCATCTAAGACGTATCAATATGGAAATTCAAAAGTGAAGATTGTTTCGCCGTTGGTAGATATGACTAAAGAACAACAAGGTGAATGGTTTGAAAATGAATGGGAAAAAGGCAATCCAATCCTACATGAGATTGTGGATGCTGCAATGGATTGTTTAACAAATGAAGAAGATGAGGTGGGGTAAGTGTTATTAGGCACTCAAGCAACATTAATCAACCGTATGGAACGAGTAAAAGCATTAAAAAAAGATGCAGAATATTATCACGAAATTACAGAAGGTGATCGTTACTGGGAAGGGCAAATCGCAGTGTATAACGAGGAATTAAATTTTCTGGACGAAATCATGCGTAATTATTTATCGGGTGTGTTGAAATGAGCATTATTCATGATTATCTCTATGACACATGGAATGAGCATGGTGTGGTTGAGGATGAAGAAACAATCCAATGCGTTTTAGAACACCATATTACTCACGATGAAGCATTAGAAATTCCCTCAATCGTTGAACAGTTTATTCGCACGATTAATGCAGATGAAGGGAGAATCGAATTTGAAGGTTATCAAACGGTTAGAGAACGAGTTACGAACGAAGCGTGACAATATTGCTCATATGCAAGAGAAAATTCAATTTTATCAAGATTACATCCCTAAGGTTCAGCTGGAAGTAGATGAGTTGGAAGGTGTCATCAAATTACTGAAAAAGCATTATGAACAAAAATAGACTCCTCAGCTGGTGCAACAGCCGAAAGAGTCCGTTAGAAAAACATTAGAACTCAAGTATAGCACAAAAAGGAGAAATCTTACATGACATTATTTTGGATTAATCATAGACCGCATATCGCAGTAGCGAATGGATTCAAAGAAATATCAATGTTGGAAGCAAATGACCTTAATCAACGTAACGAAATCAAACGAAATGAGGAGATTTACTATGACTGAAAAGATTCTTGAACGCTTACAGGCCCCATTTCCATCGGAAGATATCGAATGGCGTGTGCAACGTGCAATGGAAACATCAAAAGGTCCAAAGGCTATCGTACTAGCTTATGTAACCAATCGAGCGATTATGACTCGTTTAGATGAAGTTTTTGGTGTAGGTGGATGGAAAAACGAATACAAAGAATGGCGCGATAAAGGCGTGTTATGTGGTATCTCAGTCAAGATTGACGGTGAATGGGTGACAAAATGGGACGGCGCAGAAGAAACACAAGTGGAAGCAACAAAAGGTGGGTTCAGCGGATCGATGAAACGTGCAGCTGTTCAGTTAGGGATTGGACGTTATCTTTATAACCTCACTGAAAGTTGGGTGGATATTAAAAGTAGTGGTCAGAACTACATTAAAACCAAAGTGAACGGCAAAGAGGTTAAAGGGTATTGGGACACACCGAAACTTCCTAGTTGGGCTTTACCACCTATTAAATCAGTTCCTTCTATTACATCGCAACAAATTGGTGAGTTGAAAACTAAGGCACTTGAATTTGCTCAGTTACGAGGTAAGACGGATAAAGACGTTTACAAAGTAATGAACATCCAGGATATCACGAAACTAACGGAACCTGAGTTTAAAGAACATATGCACAACCTAAATGTTTGGATTACAAAAGCCAAAAAGGAAGATACGGAAAATGAACAACAAGGAGCTTGAAGCACTTATAAAAGACATGCAACGCACACTTGATTGGTATAAGGGGATTCAGAAAGAAAAGCCACGTAAAACAAAGCGGGTGAAGTAATGTTTAAAACAATAAAGATATGGGACCGGGAGCATTTTCCTCCTGGTTCTATCCTAAAAGTATCGGGTGTATCTGATTTATCCAAACATGCATTTCATGGCTACTATACCTTAGTCGAGATAGACGAAGACATCATGGTGGTACAAGCTACAGACGGTCATTTCTACCGCCTATATGTCCATGAAGTAGAAGATAAAGGGATTGTCATAAAAGTCTTTGTACAAGGTTCTGTTGAGTCGCATAGGGAGGGAATCAAGTGGACATTATCATGAAGCGTTATGGACTAGATGAGTTACAAAAAGCGATTGCTGATAACGAGAAGCGTGGGTGGGAGGTTGTTGGCCAAATTAAGCCATTTAACGTATCCTATAGCAACTTTAAATACGATAACTACTACCAACGTTATGAATCCTTTGATTACACCACAGATGATACCTTGTACTGTGTGAAAATGCGAAAGGTGGAGGTATTTATATGAAATTGCACCTTACATTAGGAGAGTTCATTATCTTAGCAGTTTGGTTATGGATCATGTTGCTACTAGGAGCATCTATCTTCTATGTGCAGGTTTACAGCAGGGTTAAAAGGTGGGTAAGAAGATGAGTTACCGCTTCTTCTGTACAGTTTGTCAATTTGAAATACTTAGCTGCTATGTGTTACCTCTACTTAAATGTGAGTGTGGATGCTTGGTTGAACATGAAGAATTGGAGGGGATGGAATGAAAGTCAATCTGGAACATGCACAAGTAACTGTTTTACTTGAAATCAATGGACAAATACATTTAGTGGCTATGGATAAAGAGAAGTTCGATGCCATTAACATGTTAGTTAAAGTGTCTGCTGAAATGTCTGTACCAACAGGTAAGAGTCAAGCTGATTTAAACAAGTTCTTAGGATATTGAATGTGTCCATTTTACGGACAGAGTGACTTTAATATAATACGTCGTCATTGACGGAAAATGTGTAATTACGAAAGGAGAGATAAGATGGAACTTTGGGTAAGGGTATTAAAGCCGTTCGGGTATTATACTGACCATCAAAAAGGTGATGAACTAACGATACCTCTTGCAGATGTCAACGAACTGATTAAACAAGATTTTGTTGAACTTATTGTCAATAATTACAATAACAATTTACCATACGATGAGACAGGCGACGATGATTGTAACGTTTTGGAGGAATTATTTTGATAGTTGAGAAAAATAATGATGAGATGAGTATTTGTAACGAGTGTTTAGATAGACAAATGCATGCTGAAATAATTATTGTTATCGGTGGAATGAATATAAAACTATGTACCTACTGTAGAAAAGATTTGATGAGACAGCTTATCGATAAAGTGTGAATTTACTATGCAATTCGAGAATAAAGCGAAATAAAAACCTGGGGGAAGTAAGATGTATAAGCAGCAGCTTCTATTAATAAAACAATATCAAGATCGAATTGATGAGTTGCAGCAGGAAAATGCAATGTTGAAGCGTGATTATCTTAACGTCATTAAGAAGATGAAAAAGATGAAAAAGATGCGAAAGAAGGGGGTTGCAGGGTGAAAGTGACGAAAGAACAACGGTTACAAGCGAAAGCGAATGGTATTTCGGAAGCTACATTATACAGTCGTCTTAAATTAGGGTGGAGCATCAAACAAGCTATTCACATTCCGGTTAATTCACATCACGTGCTATCTAAAGAAGATATTGAGCGTGCGAAAGAATACGGTGTACACAAACAAATGTTATATGCCCGCACTATGGAATTGGGCTGGGACTTAGAACGAGCGATTACCACTCCACCGAGGTATACAAGTGCTAGTACATCAAGGGAGTTACCCGAAACAAAGCGGTTACGTGAGTTAGCAGAAGCAAATGGTGTGCCATTTAAACTAGCTTATGGTCGTTACTACCGCAGGGGTTGGGATTTAGAACGAGCTGCTACTGAACCGAGAAAAACAGCAAATAAATAGAGAGCGTGTTATTCGCTCTCTTGGGAATCGGATTTTTCTAAGATCAGTATATCTTCTACACCGCAGTTAAATAACGCACACAGCTTCACAAGGACTTCTAATTGTACCTGTACGGCTGTTTCATTATACATCTTTGAAATGGATTTACGACTCAAACCAGTAGCGTCAGACACATCTTGGATATTCATCTTATGTTGAGCCATGAGAACACGCAAATTATTTCTGATTTTCATGTGGTATCACCTCGATACCTATTATACTCACGATGATACCACTTATGTCTACTGGTAAAAACTTTTTTTGAATTAAATGATACTTATGGGTTGTATAATAATACCCAAAGGTGATATAATAAATTTACCGAAAGGAGGTTAGGACAATGACAGCTGAAATCAAACTACGTGAATTGATGTTTTATAAGGGGTTCGACACAATCGAGAAACTACATAGAAAAAGTGGACTTTCACGAAAAGCTATTTCATCAATTTTAAGTGGTAATAAAACTGGTTTGAGGTTAGAGACAATCATTAAACTTTGTAGCGCTCTTGATTGTAAGGTTGAGGAGTTGATTGTGATTGAAAAAGAAAAATTACATTCGTAAGGGAGTTGGGGAAATGAAACAGTTAAAAATTATTGGAACGCAAAATGTAGCTGGGCATTCATTCACTGGAATTGAGGGTGGTTTTGGTGAAAATAAACGAGCAATGTTAGTGAAGGAGATTGCCGAAATCCACAACCAGCCATTGGCCGAAATAAACAGAAGGATTAACAATAACAAAAATCGTTTTAAAAACGGTGTAGATATCATTGATCTTCTAAATGGCTCTGAACCATTTAGGAATATCGCTCACCAAAACGGATGGATTGGCAGTAATAGAACGCAGAATGTTTACATCTTATCTGAAAGAGGATATTCCAAGTTATTAAAAATCCTTGAAGATGATAAAGCTTGGGATTTATACGAAGAACTTGTAGATGGCTATTTCAACATGAGACAAGTATTAGATTATTCAAATCTTAGCCCTGAACTTCAAATGTTCCAAAGTTTATTTCAAACAGTGGCTAATCAACAATTAAAGAATAAAGAACTTGAAAACAGATTAATCCAGCAGGAACAAGAAAATAAACAAACCAAAAGTGAAGTGAAAGGTATTAGAGAAGTGGTTGCACTTAGTAGTCGAGATTGGAGAAAAGACACAACTTCCATCATTAACAAGATCGCCGTTAAACAAGGTGGTTACGATAGATTTAGGGAGGTGAGAAAAGAAAGTTACGAGTTGTTAGAAAAACGAGCTGGTGCAAAACTTCAAATACGATTAGTGAACAAGCAAAAGAAAATGGCATTGGAAGGTGCGTCGAAATCAAAAATTAACAATACATCTAAATTGGATGTAATTGATGAAGATAAGCGCCTGCTTGAAATTTACTTATCTGTTGTAAAAGAAATGGCCATTCGTTATAGCGTGGATGTTTCAGAATTAAAGGAGGCTAACTAAATGGAAATTGTCCATGGTATGGAAGTAGTTCGTGATTACATTAACGAGCATATTGGAGAAGAATTCGAAATTCAATTCGGTATAGGGGAAGAGAACACGTACTTTTTAACAAGTGATGTACCTAGACAAGTGTTCCTAGAAGATTTTGAAGGTCAAAAAATACTAACAATCCATTTCAAAACAGCTACATCTGGATTCTTGGATTATGAATACAAGTGTTATTTAGCTGCTACTCGTCTCGATGGGGAATTTGTTGGTTACACAGTAATGCTTGAATCAATAAAAGATAAAGATGCAGTTTTTAGTTTAACCCCTAAAAGTATGTACCGTACAACATAAACAAACCCGATGTTGGCGCATCGGATTCAAAAGAAAAACAACTTATAGGTAGTATACCACATAAAGGAGCGTTTTGCGTGGAATTCATACACGAAAAAGAAGTTTTAAGAAGTATTGAAAGAAGCTACGAGGAATTGCCAGAACGTCTAAAGAAGGAATTTTCAAAATGGGCTGTTCACAATATGGTCGAATTGCTAGCAAGAACTGAAGAATGTGATTCTCCAATCGAAAAATTGATGAATATGGTATTGGAAAGAGCTCTAGAGAAAACGATTCATCATCTTTCGAGAACATTTTTTGTACTACATCAAGAGAAAATAGAAGTCAATGGTTCGAAGTATCGTGTTGATTTTTGCATCGTGGTAGAGACTCGTAATGGAGGATGCAAAGAGTTTGTTTTAGAGTGTGACGGTCATGAGTTTCATGAAAAAACAAAAGAACAAGCACAAAAAGATAAAAAAAGGGATAGGGATTTGCAAGGTGCTGGTTATATAGTGATGAGATTTACCGGTTCTGAAATTTATAAAAATCCTTATGCATGCGCTAGGGAAGTAGCTGATATTATAGCGAATGAATTGTTGCGTTTAGAGAAGGAAGTGAATTAGATGTCATTAAACAGTACCGGAAATAAAACAGTAGACGAAATAGGAAAAATTCACTTTGAAGGAAACATCATTCCTCACGCGTGGTATCAAACGTTGAGATTAGAAAGTGGAAAACCTGACTTAGTGGCCATGATCTTGTTATCGGATTTTGTTTACTGGCATCGTCCAACTATCGTTCGCGATGAACAAACTGGACAAGTAACAGCCACTAAAAAGAAATTCAAAGCTGATTTACTCCAAAAGAGTTACAAGAGCCTTACAGAGCAATTCGGTTTTTCCGACAAACAAATACGTGAAGCGTTGAAGCGATTAGAAGATAAACAAGTGTTGAAACGAGTGTTGAAAACAATTGACACACCAATAGGTAAACTGCCGAACATGCTCTTTATTAAGTTGAATGTTTCCGGTCTTGTAAAGATAACATTCCCTGAAAGTAAAGACATATTTCCCTCAAAGGAAACACCTATTGACACACAAGGAAACACAATTACAGATATTACTACACAGAATTCTTCAAATAAAAGTAGTAGTAGTAAAGCTGTCGATATTTCAACCATTATGGATTTTTGGGATACTAATGGGTTTGGTTTTAATAACATCACAACAAAACAAAAATTCCTTGCTTACCTAGATGATGGGTTTACTGAAGAAGTTCTTTTAAAAGCGTTAGTAGTTGCATGCGAAGAGAATAAACGATCATTCAGTTACCTTAAAGGAATTCTTCATAACTGGGAAAAAGCGGACGCTAAAAGTATACAAGCAGTAGAAGCTCACTTAGCTGAATTCCAAGCGAACAAAGAGCAAAGAACTTCTCAATGGAAAGGAGCTGCCGCAAGTGCAAAAGATCAAGCTGCCGAACAATCTGCAAACGACTATCAATTACCATTCTAGTTATTGTGAATTGCACACGTTCCGTAAAAACGGACAAGATGTGGTCAAGCCTGTACAGCGAATGGTAATCGATGGTGAAGTCGTTTGTCCTAGATGTCGAAAAGAAGCACAAGAAAAAAAGCTTGAACAAGTTGAGAACACCAAATTCAAACAACTTGAACAGCTTCGGAGATATAACACGCTATATAAAGAAAGCCATGTGTCAGATGCTACTATTTTAACCGCTACGTTCGAGAATTATACAACAGAATGTGAAGAGCAAGGGGTAAATTTAAACAGCATGAAACGCTATTGTGAGCAGTTTAAAGAGGGTGCAGTATTCAACATCATCCTACAAGGGAATCCAGGGGCAGGGAAAAGTCATTTAGCTTATGCCATGCTGCAGGAGTTAAATAATCATGATCGTGATGCTGTACCAAAGAAAACCTGCTTGTTCGTGAGTGTAGATGAAATGATACGACTAATTAAAGACTCATTCAGTAATAAGGACAGTAAATATACAGAGCATTACTTTACAGACCTGTTATCAAATGTTGATTATCTTGTACTAGATGACTTAGGAGCTGAGACGGGTGCTATTGATACAGGAAAATCAGCAACCAACTTTGTTCAAAGCATTTTATACGGTGTAATGAATGCTAGACAAGATAAGGTTACGATTAGCACCACAAACTTATCGGGGAAGTCACTGTTTAATATGTACGATAAGAAATTAGTCTCAAGGCTGTTACGTAATCCGCAGTACGTGATATTCAAGGATACAAAAGATAAACGGATGGAACAAATACCTTTTTAGGGGGAAAAGATGATGTGTAGTCTATGCAACGGGTTAGGGAGAGTGGCCAGCTCTCCTGCTCCCGGAATGATTATCGTGGAAAATTGCTTTTGTTCTCATGATATGTCAGGGGTGGACAGGCTAGAACAACAATTAGCGGAATTGGATGCGCGAATTGAAGAATTCGAAAGGGTGAACGGATATGGAAGCTAAAGTGGCGTTAAGAGGGATTATTGAAACGTATCAAAATGATTTCTTACATGGTTATAAAGGAGAAGATCGAGAAAAGGAGCGTTTAGCTTTCTTAGAATTGATTGTTGCGGTTACTAGATACGTTCAAGATTATCGATATTGCAGTAATAAAAAATGTTCATGCGGACCTGAAGCTGATATTAAACGATTAGCAACAGAAGAGTTTCTAAATAAGTTCTTTTCTTCACCTTACAACTTAACAGAGGTTAGCACAAAAGGAATGAGAGATTTTTTGAGTCAATTCAAAGAAAAGGAGTGAACGGATATGATTGTAACGAGCAGTGAACTTGGAAAAGAAAGCACCACTATCACTTGTCTTGAAAATAGCTACATTCACAGACGCAGCCAGTTTAAAGGGATAAAAAGTAATCGGCCAAAAGGTAAAGTCTACTACGCCTTAGACGATTGCGACTCACACGGCATCAGCTTAGATTGGTACGAAGAAGATGTGGAAGAGGTAGACCGCTTGTACACTAACGGATTGACAGTCAAACAGATAGCCAAGCACTTTAAACGAAATATAGATGACGTAGCCATTTTAATTATAGATCGTGCGATAAAAGGAAAAATTCAACCAAAGGGGAGATTCGTGTGAACCAAGTTAAAGAGTATCGCAAGCTAATGGAAGAACTAGAAAAGAAATTGCAAACAAAAGAGTTGGATGTCCAAATATTAGAAGCTAAGGTTCAGAGCTTGGAGCAACAAACTCAACACTTAGAAATGGTTGCTCAAACATATAAAGACGAGTTTACTAGTTTATCAGATGAACATAACGAAATGAAAAGAGCTGTACAAACAACTGTAAAAGAATTAGCTGCTTTTATTATCTAAAAGGAGTTGGGGGAAATGAAAGCTGATGAACTTGTAATGATTCATTGTATCTTTAACCGCAAAATTCATGGATGCATGGCGTACGTACACAGCTTTGATAAAACAAATGATTTAGCAAATGTTCGATTATTAAAAGATGCTACAGGTGTAACGGTACCACTACACATCGAGATGACTTTACATAAAAGGTACTTAAAACAGATAGATACACAAATGGATTACCGTCATGTAATTGACCTAGCATTAGCAACAAATGATCGTGAGTGGTTCGATGAATTAGTGGGGAGGGAGAAAGTTGCTGAACAATGAGCCAGTACGAAGTGTGCCAAAGCCTACTAAGGTAGACAAGAAGTTAAAGCCGTATATGAAAAAGCGTCCAAAGAAAACGAAGAAAACAAACCCTTTGAAACAAGAAATCTATAAAGGTCGTACAATACCAACCAAGCAACAACGTGGGAAGATTACTACAGCTCAATACAACGAAGCAGCTAGACAGCATGGATACGAATGTTATGTATGTGGTTGCCAAACTAGTTTAGAAGCTCATCATGTTCGTTTCAAAAGTGTTTCCGGTCGCAACGGCTGGAGAAACATCAGATTCCTTTGTTCAGAGCATCATAGGGGTAATTACAGTCCACACCAAAACGAAGCGCTTAGGAAGGAAATAGAAGCGTTACACGAAGAGTTGCATGGACCGTATTACTTCTGCGATAAATACGATTTATTCAAATTAGGATTGATACCAAATACAGATGACAAATCATTCGAGAAGTTTTTCGGGGAAGGGGAGAGTTGATATGCAGCGTTTAAAGGATCTGCATGTTGAATACGATGACAACTACCGCATCTTATACCATCCAGAGATACACCTTAAACAAGGGACACCTTGGAGTGAAGAAGATTTAGAGTATCTATGTAAGTATCACGAATATGACGGCTTACAGTCGATGAGCATGGCGTTAGAACGTACACAAACAACCATTGCTACTAAACTAGTTAAACTACAGCAGACAGGGCGTTATCAGCGTTATAAAGAGAAGGAGAAATATTGGGTGAATAAATAAGGGGGAGCATATGAAACGGTATGTGAAGGTAAAAGTGGAGAGGAACACCGATCAAGAGTTTTTGCAAGTGGTGACAGTGGACAATTCGCAACCGAAAGACTTTGATTATCTGATTTTTGCCAGTAAATAAGATTGAATATTATGAATTTTTAAAATATAGGAGGTTATATTATGTATATTTTGCAAACTAGAAATTTCGTTAGTGGTTGGGTTGATATGGGAGAAAAAGAAAGTGCTCATGATTTAACTGAAGCGTACAAAGAATTAATACACCGAGGTCGTTCGTTAGAAAGTGTAAGAATCATTCGTGTAATGAAAATCAAAGTAGATACAACAGTGGAGGTAATTAAATAATGATTAATCGAACAGTTTTAGTTGGACGTATCACCAAGGATTTAGATTTGAGGTATTCGCCTGCTGGAGTGGCAATCTTAAACTTCAACATCGCAGTGAATCGTGCATTTACGAATCAACAAGGAGAACGTGAAGCGGACTTTCCGAACATTGTTTGTTTCAAGAAACAAGCTGAGAATGTAGCGAACTTTTGTAAGAAAGGAAGTTTGGTCGGGATTGACGGAAGGATCCAAACGAGAAAATACGAGGGGCAGAATGGAAAAGTGTATGTCACTGAAGTTGTAGCTGACAGCATCCAATTCCTTGAGCCTAAGGGTAGTAACAATCAATCCAATACAAATACATCACAAGGTAGCCGGAACTCGAATACGGGCAATTCCAGTCCGCTTGGTGGTAACTCTGAACCTTTTGATGATGGGGACTTGCCGTTCTAACCAATTGAGTAATTTGACGGAAAATATGAAATAGGAGGAACTAAAGAAATGAACAAGCCTACAATGTTAAACGAATTTATGTATGCCCTTATGAAAGAGGCTAGAAGGGATTCTCTTTGGGAGTTTATCGAAGAATGGGGCATCTCCAAAGAAGATTATGAAGAAATCGAAAAATGGTTCAAGGTAAATTACGACATAAAACTTTAATGGCACAGTTCGAGAAAAACAATCAATAAACAGGGGGAATAGATATGAAAAAACGTTTAGGGGTTTTAATGGTACTGAGTGTTGGATTATTAGCTGGTTGCGAAGAAGCAGAAATTATGTATGACGACAAATTAAGACCGGTAAGCGAAGTAGAAGAAATCATGGCGGATAAATTAGAAGTGGACAACCCTAATCTTGATTTAGAAGTATCCATTACGGAAGAAGTAGAAGATTAATGGATTACAAGTTAGCTACACAAGAACAGCTACTCACAATCGCTCTACATGAGCCTTGTGAGTTGGCTGATAAATATGAAGCAGTAAAAGAATTAGAGAATCGCAAAGATTTAGGGGGAGAGAATTATGAGTGAAAGCTTAGATTATAACGAAGTATTTCAGTTTATGAAAAAATCTGGTTCAGACTATATTAATCGCTTTGGTGAAATGATTGTTGATAACAAAACGAATATTTACTTCATGTTAGAGGGTTGCCGAAGTTTAGAAGATTTAGAGGCAAAGTTTGTACTAGTTACATGTAGACCTATCGGGAAAGGTTTAGAAGATAAGGAGGCAAAACGCATGTTAAAAAGAGTTAATAAATATTTTTCGACTTGTCTAACACAAGAGGACATGCATACGGTTTATGCCGAGTTAGGCTATGTTAGCAAACTGAATGAAATAAAAGACTTCATAAAACGTGGTTTTCCAATGGGCGAACTAAAAGGGGAGGAAATAAAATGATGAACACAAGCCATTTAGTAGGTGAAATTACAGAAATGATGACAAAGGGACAAGGGGAAATGAAAGTGTTTGGATTAAATCAGTATCAAGAATTAGCAAGTCGTACAGATAACGATAAAGAACCTTTAAATATGAGATTAGCAAACTATGGTCTTGGTGCAGCAGGCGAATGCGGAGAGTTAATTGACATGATTAAGAAGCACGTATTCCATGGACATGAGTTGGACAGGGATAGTTATTTGAAAGAATGCGGGGATCTACTCTGGTATCTGTCAATGTTAGCTAAACTAGGAGGATTCACATTAGAAGAAGTTGCAACCGCTAATATCAGTAAGTTATCCAAGCGATATAAGAACGGCTTTAGCAAAGAAGCAAGCATTAAACGTGTAGATGCAAAATAAAGACAGGGTACATCGTATGGTGTACCTGCTATAAGGGAGAGAGAACATGGGGAAAGCAAAGATAAAAAGTGTAAAAATCAAGTACCAAAATCACAATTTCGACTCATTGACCGAACGTGATTTTTATATCTATCTGCAACAAAACCAAGAAAAGTTAGGAATCATAAAAATAGAAGTACATCCAGGTTTCTTGCTTATCGATTCATTCACTGTTGATTGCTTGAAATGTAGCGGTACAGGAAAGAAAAAGAGCATTAAGACAGGAAATGATATCAAATGCAGCACGTGTAAAGGGACAGGCGAAAAGAAACGTGAGGAAATGAACTATACAGCCGATTTTATGACGTATACCGAAGATGGAAAGGTAAATGTCTATGATGTGAAAGGATGGGCGAATGACGCGTTTCCGTTGCGCAAAAAGATATTTGAAAGTAAATACGGGATTCGGTTGATCGAAGTGTACAGAAAAGCAGGGGAGTGGATTTATAAATGATTATCGTCATATATACAACACTGATATTTATTTCTTTAATATCTATCGCTTTGTATTCAGTTGCTTGGGAGATAGTTAAAAACCTAAGAGAGATGAACAACTATTTATATTTAATTAGACATCTTGACCTTATGGAAATAAAAAACGAAAAGAGAATGAAACAATGACAAATGACATCATTGCAGCGGTTGTAATATTAAGTGTGTTTTATCTGACTTCAGCAGTAACAGCTTGGATTGCTACAAAAAGATGTTGTGAATTAAGGCGTGAAGTTCCTGGTATGTGGGATTTACTTTGTGTAGTCACACCGTTTTTAAATGCTTTTCGTGCTATAACGTATAGCCACTTTATCGAAATGGAAAAGATTGATACAAGTTGGTTTTTTGGATTGAAGGTGAAAAGATGAGCTACTCACCCGAACTCATAGAGATTGCTCAAGAATTACGCGGAACATCTAAGCGTTTAGACTCTGCTAGTAAAGAGATATTTCGTATGGCGAAAGAAAAGGCGGAGAAAGAAAGGGATTACCGTAAAGCATTGGCGCAAGAAATCATGATTGTAAGAGAAAGTGGAGTGCCAGCGACATTAGTGAGTGATGTAGCTAGAGGAAATGTTGCAGATTTGAAGTTTGAAAGAGATTTGGCCACAGATATGTTCAAAGCAGGAATTGAATCATTAGAAGCCATCAAAGTACAGGCGAGCGTATTACAGAGTATACACAAGCGTTACGATAGCTTATAAGGGGGAGGAAGCATGCAGTTAGCGTTCTTTGATACAAACGTGAATAAAAAAGTAAAGCGTCAAACTGAAAGGTATATGAGTAACTACCGTATGATTGAAGCGATAGTGGAGTCGAAAAAGCTTGAGTTGGAAACAACAATGACAACTAATTATGCGCCTAGCGAGTCTCAACGTGGAAACCAGTTCCATAGTGAAACAGAACGCATCGCGTATGTTAGGTTAGAGATTGAAGAATACGAACGTGTAAAGAAGCAGCTGGACATTGTATATAAAGCACTTCACCCGAAACAACGTCATATCTGGGAAGAACGATACATTTTAGGAAGAAATGATATTGATGTGTACAGTGAAACGTTAATGCCTGATCGCACATACTACCGTTTAAAAAGAGAAATGATTGCAAAAGTGGCAGATGCATTAGGACTCATTGAGACGAACTATAAAAAAGTGGCAGAATGATGCAGTAATAAAGCCATGATTTACCTTAAAATCCATAATATAATGGTAGTATCAAAGATTTAAACAGGTGCGGAAACACCTGTCAAAATTAAAATTCCGATCGTGCGACAATAATTTCAACTATTCTTTTATCACATTTTATGTACCTTCGGCAAAAGGTTACGTAGATTAAATCACATTTCTTTTTGTTGAGAACTATCCTTAGCTGATAGTTCTTTTTTTATTAAACTATATGCTAATTAATCAACAAAAAGAATCAAGCATGCCATTAAGTGGAGGTGAACGAACATGAAACAATCTATTCCCCAAGAAGAACGTGAGGAAAAACGAAAGCGTGAAGCGTATGAGAAGCATAAGTGTAAAGGTTGTATCTGGAGTACGTGGCAAAAGGAGCAGATTGTTTTGTGTTTGTTTCCTAGATGTGTGAAAGAAAACTAATAGTAAATTTGTTGTGTTTTTAAGTCTGCTAAATGACATACTTTATGATTGTTGTATAATATCCCCTTAGCAAGATAAAAAGGAGATATAGTATAGATGGACAACATTGTGAGACTACCTAAAACAATCATTTCAACTTTAGACAAACTTAAAGAAGAAGGGTTAACAAGAATTGAAATCCTTAGTCATGAGTCAATGCAAAAATTCATGAAGGATTATGAAGAGTTAATACTTCGGGGTTTATTAGATGGCTATACCATGGAAATGAACTATTATGATACAGATGAATTAAGAGTTTGGCGTAATGATTATGAAAGAGCTAGTGGTGAAGTGGTAGAACGGTATCAAGTTAAACTAAAGTCATTAGATAATATTATCATTTCAGTAAGACGTAAAACAGAAAAGAAGTCTTTTGAGAAGTTACATAAATTCCTGCAAGAACAATAATAAGTAGAAGAGGTATATGGAACTATCTGTAGAATAATTATAGAATTACAAGATAAGGGGGGATAAATTATGAAGCAACTAAAACTAAGCTATACTGACCCAAGAGGTGGAAAAGTAATGGACATACCGAGGGGTGGATGTGTAATTGATCCAGGAGGCATTTCACCAGTAAGTTCTAAACATGTGCCAAGAGGCGGGAAGGTGCTAGATCCACCAAGAGGTGGTTATGTAATTGATCCTGGTCGAGGAGGATAAGAAAGAGGGATGCTGATTAGTCAGTGTCCTTTTTATTTTTTAAAAAACCCTTTCTTCAACATGGAATAAAAGGTAAAATTTGAAAGTGTTGAGGAGGGAGCCTTATGAAAGAAAAATCCGAAAAAATGAACGAGGAAACAAAAAATCATTCAACAACCATATTTATAGGTATCTTTATAATGTTTGTAATTATGACGTTTCCACCGTTGGCAGTAGCTTGGGGTATGAAATGGGAATGGACGAGTTTTGCACTAGGTAAAGCAGATGCGTGGATAGGTTTTTGGGGTGGTTATTTAGGGGCGATTATAGGAGCTTTAGCAGCAGGTGCGATCGCGTATTTTGTTGCTCATAATCAAATTGATTTACAAGTAGAAAAGGATAGTAAAAGAGAAAGAGAATTTCTCAGTAAACAGATTCGTATTGAAAAGTATCAAGAAGTATACTCGCTATTATCTGATTCTAATAGGGAATTTGCGCTCATAATTGAACACGTAACGGACTATACCAACATGATAACAACAAAAAATACATTATGGGAAAATATACAACAAATAGAAACCAAAGTGCTAACTTTAAGAAGAAGGTTAAAAGGTTTAGAACCCTTTATTGATGACCTTGATGTTAACTTGGAGAAATTGATGACGTATTATAAAAAAACATTCAATCATGTTAATTTATATTTCAAAGAACAACATAGTGCAAATCTTTATAAGGATTCGGATGGCACTGAAGTGATTATGCCATCTTCTAAAAAGCCACCTAGTCCAAATGAAGTGAAAAATGCAGTAGATGATTTAATGCAATTCACGAGTGGATTGTGTAGAACAATAAATGAAAAGTTAAAACGTGAGTTAGAATCTTTAGAAAGAGGGTAACACCTCTTTTTTATTTTGTAAACAACCATTTATTCTTTGTAAACGTATTATCGGCTTGCGCTCACCATCCCCAGTAAGAGTCGGTAATACGTTTAGAAGGAATAACTACATAACAAAACCATAACGGATGGAGTGAGGGTGATGAACTAATGAATTGGGATGCAATACGAGAAGAATTTGAAACCAGTGATATTACACTCAAAGCATTAGCGGAGAAACACGAGATTAAGTTAGGGACATTAAAGAGCAGGAAGAGTCGTGAAGGGTGGGAGAGAGTTGCAACCGCACCCTCGAAGGTAGTTGCAACCGCTAAAAAGGATGCAACTCCTAAGAAGAAAGAGCAGCCTATTAAAGAGGTCTTTGTGGAATCGGATGAGTTAACCGATAAGCAAAGGCTTTTTTGTTTGTACTATGTGAAAACATTCAACGCTACTCAATCAGCTATAAAGGCTGGATATGCATCTAATAGTGCTCATGTAGAAGGAAGTAGATTACTAAGGAATGCTAAGATTTCAAGTGAAATCAAACGTATTAAACAGGAAATGACACACGACATCTACGTTGAAGCAAAGGATGTATTAAGTAAGTGGGTGAAGATAGCTTTCTCAGACATTACAGACTTCCTCACGTTTGGTCGAAAAGATATAGAAGTGGGAACGGACGAGAACGGAGATCCAATCACTGCTGAGGTAAACTATGTGGATTTCAAAAATTCACATGCTGTTGATGGGACGCTTATCTCAGAAGTGAAGCAAGGTAAAGATGGTGTATCCATAAAGATGATGGATAAAGAGAAAGCACTCGAAAAACTATCTCAATACTTCGACCTCTTCCCTGACAATTTTAAACGTCAGATAGAAGAAGAGAAGTTGAAACTTGCTAAGAAGAAAGCGGATAAGGATGGAGATGGAGAAGAGTTTGAAAGTGATGGATTCATTGAAGCGCTAGATGGAAAAACCGTTGAGGTGTGGGGCGATGAGTAAGAAGAAGCCTGCTCTATTTAAATTCAAACCATTCTCTACAAAGCAGCTGCAAGTTTTAACATGGTGGAGAGAAGGTTCACCAGTGAAAGATAATGACGGCATCATCTGTGATGGTTCAGTTCGTGCTGGTAAAACGGTGGTTATGTCCCTATCCTACATTATGTGGGCGATGGAAACATTCAGTGAAGAAAATTTAGGCTTGATAGGTAAAACCATTGGAGCGCTACGAAGAAACGTTCTAACACCTCTTAAACGGATGCTAAAGACGCGTGGATATAAAGTGCAAGATCATCGGGCAGACAACTACCTAACCATTACGTTTCAAGGTAAGGTAAATTACTTTTATGTGTTTGGTGGGAAAGATGAAAGCTCACAGGATCTTATCCAAGGTATCACATTAGCAGGCTGTTTCTTCGATGAAGTAGCTTTGATGCCACAATCATTTGTGAACCAAGCAACCGCTCGTTGTTCTGTTGAAGGTTCAAAGTTGTGGTTTAACTGCAACCCTGCCGGTCCTTATCACTGGTTCAAACTTGAATACTTGGACAAGCTAACCGAGAAGCGCATGGCTCATTTACATTTCACAATGGATGATAACTTATCGTTATCTGAACGTGTAAAAGAGCGGTACAAGCGTATGTATTCAGGTATCTTCTATAAACGGTATATCTTAGGTTTGTGGGTGCTTGCTGAAGGTGTTATCTACGACATGTTTAATCATGATGAGAATGTAGTAGAGACAGTTGATAGGAAGTACCGAGAATATTATGTAGCGATTGACTACGGTACACAAAACCCTACTGTATTCGGTTTGTGGGGCAGACATAACGGTGCATGGTACAAGGTCAAAGAGTACCACTATGAAGGGCGTAAAGAGTCTAAACAACGTACTGATGCAGAATATAGCAAGGACTTAAAAGAGTTCCTTCAAGGCGTTCGAGTAACTGGCGTGATTGTAGACCCTTCTGCAGCAAGTTTTATTGCTCAGTTAAAACAAGATCATTTTCGTGTGATAAAAGCAGTGAATGATGTAGCTGATGGTATTCGTAATGTAGCTAGTGCACTTAAACGGAAACTCATTTATTACAATGACTGTTGTAAAGAAACGTTCCGTGAGTTTGCATCTTACATTTGGGATGAAAAAGCAGCTAATCGTGGTGAAGAAAAGCCAGTGAAACAAAATGACCACCATCTTGATAGCGACCGTTACTTTGTGAATACAATTCTGTTTAAGAAACAAGCGAGAGTTAGTAGCTCAACTGCTTGGTAACAGTATGCAAGAAATTCGGGAAATAATCTCCAATCACCTTATAGAAACGTTGTTAAATCAACAATGTATAAAAACGTGTATAACTGATAAAACGGATACCTTTACAAACGTTGCTGTTGTGGGGTTTACTTATCGTTTAACTTCCTATAGGGATTATTATGTAAACTGGAATTGCATGAGATATACAAGAAATGAATGAGAGTAGGTGAGTACATGAGTTTAGAACGTGTGCAATTAGTTGATGTGTTAGCTCAAGATGGAACTCTACTCAGAGTAGTAGACGACGAAAACGTGGCGATTGACGATATGGTTTATCGCAAAGCGGATGCTTATGTAGTGTATGAGGTGCTTTGTAATGAGAAAGGTGAAACCTCAGGTCATAAAAACATTTTACGTTTCTATACAAGAGAAGACTTTGAAAATGATATTAAGCAAGGGACGGTTAAGATTAGTTATGCCTGATATAACAATTGTAAATGAGGGTAGGTGAACACATGACGATTGAATGGAAAGAATGGAACCAAAAAACGATTACTGATGTACATGGCGACATTTACTTACACCGAGATTTGTACGAAGGAAACCATGCAGCAATATTCCCACGAGCTGAGAAGTTGATTAAGAATGGAGAAATCACGGACCAACTGTTTAAAGGATATCAAGAAGCACGTAAGGTGCAAACGCCGTATATCCAAGCGAACCTTTGTAAGTTGATTGCAGAAGTACCCGCTATGCTGGTTGCGCGTAGTGTCGGAAAAGTAACCTCTTCTATTCCGAGTGATGAACGTCAAACAAAAGCGGTGAATGATACCACAGACGAATTAATTGATGGAGCGGAAACGGGTGAATCAAGCATCATTGAAGATGCACAAAGTGAAGTCATTCGTCAGATTGTGAAGAACAGTAAATTGGATTTAGAACATTGGAGTAACATTGTTCAGCATCAAGTTGATGGTGGGCTTGTGGGTGTGCCATTTGAAGATGAGAAAGGGCTCAGAATCGAATTTAAATCACGAGACGTGTATTTCCCTCATGAAGATGGATTAGGTGCTGATTTGGCTTATAAACGCACGATAGAGGGACAGGATTATATCCATGTGTACCGCGAACGTGCTGAAGGTGGTAGATTAACCGCTACACATCTTCTCTACGAATTGAATGGCAGTCAAATGACGTTGATTAAAGATGATGCTCAAGTAAGAGAGATTTTAAAGGTACAGCAACTCGTTAGAACCTACAATGGACGCTCTCAATTGTTCATTCAATACTGGGGGAATCAAAAGACATTCATCAATCCGCTAGGTGTTTCTGCTTTACGTAATCAATATGGAAAGCAGGACGAAATCAACTGGCGCTTAACGCAAACGGGTATCGTATTCGAACGTAACAGCAAACCTCGTATTGCGATTAGCGAAGATACCTTTACCCGCTTAGAACAAATTGCAATGGAGCGTTATGGTGAAGAAGAAGGTCGTGGTCGCATTGATCATGAGTTTCTAGAAGTAACCACGTTTGACAAAGATACAGGAAAAGCAATGGAAGTCATTCAAGTAGATGTGAAGAACATTGGTGGTTTAGAGTGGGCGCAAGATATCATGAAAACCATGTTAATGGAAACACAAACGTCTGAGAAAGCATTAGACTTTTACAAAGACGCCTCTAATAATTCAGCTGTTAGTGGAGTAGCGAAGTTTTACGACCTGTATCTCTCTATTACAAAAGCGGAAAGAATCCAACAAGAGTACGTGTACTTCTTAAAACAGTTGCTTGAGAGTTGTTTATGGCTTCAAAATAAAAAAGACCCCGCTGTCTTAATCGAAGAACCGGACATCGCGCTGAATGAAATGGTTCCTGTTACACGTACTGATTTAGTCACAGAAAACTTATCTGCGCTTGAAGCTGGCGGTATGAGTCTTGAAACGTTTGTAAGACGTACAAACCCAACAGCATCCGAAGAATGGGTTGCGTCTGAGTTGGAACGAATTGAAATGGAGAAGCAGACAGTGGACAGTGTGAGTATCTTATCTGGCCCGCAAACCGCTGATAACTTAAATGACAATCGTGATGAGAATGGCGAAATCATTGAGAGTGATGATGAATGAGCCTAATGTCGATAGCTTTAATTGCACTTATTGTAATTGAGGTATCCATACCACTTACACTTTGGATCGTGTCGGGTGATAAGAAATGAATCATACTCAACTCATTGAATACTTTGCGCAGGTGATACAAAGTATCTTCTCTCGTGTTAATAACGCAAAGGATTTAACAAACGATAAGAACGCACAGGAGCTGATTACAGCTATTTTAAAGTCGTTAGATGACTTAGGTATCAAAACGAGCGAAGTTATGCCACATGAGCTAGAAAAGATATATCTTCAAGCGATAAGCAGTGCAACGCAAGATTTAGTGGCACAGAAGGTGAAAGTGGATGCATTGAAACCTGCTGATGTGATCAAAAAGAAATTACACGTTGCTGCATTAACATCACTTGTGCAAGATACGTTGCAAGATTTACGGGTAGCAATTCGTGCAGCAAAGCAAAGTGCGAAGATGACAATCAAAAAAGTGTTGAGTAAAACAAAGCTAGAAATTGCAAAAGGCTTAATACAAGGGAATCTGCGTAAGGTGATTACGAAGCGTGTAGCTAAGACCTTCCAAGAAGAAGGGTTAACGTGCTTTACAACCGCTGATGGCAAAAGGTTACGACTTGATAAGTATGCCAAAACGGTTGTGAGTGTAAAAATGCGTGATGCTTCTACACAAGGAGCTGTGAATCGTTATAAAGAAAACGGTGTGGATCTTGTAAAAGTTAGTCAACATTCACCTACTTGCCATGTGTGTGCTAGGTATGAGGGGAAAGTGATTAGTCTTACAGGTAAGCATAAAGGATTCTTGAGTATTAAAAACAAGAATGTGAAGCTACCACCGTATCATCCTCACTGTAAGCATACAGTTAGTCCGTATGTAATGGAGTATAAATCAGACAGTGAAATACAGTCGGAGCAACAGAAGTGGGAAGGGTTTAACCTGAATGAAGATACCCGCTCTGTTAGTCAGCAAAAGGCATACAAAAAAGAGCAAGATATCAGACGAAAAGCACATGAGGAATTGAAAGCCTACGAGCGTTATGCAGCGGTCTTAGGGAAAGATGCACCTAAAACTATTGGGGCATTCAGAAGAATCAAACGAAACGGTGGAGAATCGTGGCAGAAGCTACAGGTTGCATACCGACAAGCGAATAGGGAGTTAAAGACGGAGTAGCAGTTGCTAGTCCTTTTTATTTTGTCCTCAACATGACGCTATAAAAGGTTGAAATAGCCTGGTGCTAATTTAAAGGAGGAAGCTAGATGCTTACCAATCAGAAACATGATATTAAGTTTTTTAGTCCATATCTATTGAAATTGGATTTACAATACTTCGCTGAACCTAATGATCCACAACCGGAGCCGAATGACCCGCAACCACAAGACCCTCAGCCGAAAGTATATGATGAGGCGTATGTGAAGAAATTGCGAGATGAAGCAGCGAAGTATCGTACCAAAGCGAAAGACCTTGAAGGTCAGACGCAAACACAGCAACAAGAACTACTGAAACAAGTATTAGGTGTGTTGGGGATTGACCCTGATCCGAATCAAGAATTCGAGAAACAATTATCCGCTGCTCAATCTGCTGCTCTGGAAGCACAGAAAAAAGCAAATGACAAGCTGATTCGCGCTGAACTTAAATATGTCGGCAGTGAATTAGGACTTGTTGATGCAGATGTTGCGTACCTTTTGATGGATAAAGAGTCTGTAATCGTTGGTGAAGATGGAAGTGTAGAAGGTGTGAAAGAAGCGCTTGAACGAGTGATTGCTGAAAAGCCGTATCTTGTTAAATCCGCTGAACCACAATCACCTACCTACTATCAAGCAGGTTCTGGCCAAAGAGGAAACCCTGAACCACCAAAGCCTGATCCTTATGAAATTGGGAAACAACGTGCATTAGAACGATATAAAAAGGAGGAAAACTAAATGAATTTAAAACCGCGTACTGACTCAATCACATCACAAAAAGAGATTTTAAAAACAACTCAAGGCTTAATCTTTAAAGTAGGAGGCATCACATTAGATGGCTCTTTATTTACGCCTGGAATGGTGAAAGCGGGTACGCCAGTATCTATTAAAGGTGATGGATTAGCAAAACCTTTCGCTGATGCTGATACAGGCACACCTTATGTAACAACACATGACGTAGAAGTCACAGCGGGTTCTAAACCCATTGTAGGTGCTTTTGAAGAAGCGTACTTCGATAAAAATAAAGTGACGTTATCCGCTGCGTTTATGACTGCTGCTGGTAGCCGTTACAAATTACGATAAGAGGGGGAACTAAACAATGCCATTACACTTAGACCAATTTAAGAGACCAGAATTCTTAGGGTTCGTGCAAAACGTGCCTGCTGCTAAAAGTTATTTACTTCGTTCATTCTTACCAAATAAAACGGTGAACGATTTAGATTTTGCTTATAACATTTATAACGGAAAATACAGCAAAGCAGCTAAAATCACAGCGTTAAATGCTGGTGCACCATTACGCGACAAGCAAGGGATTGATCGTGCGATTGGTTCGTTAACAAAAATTCAAACATCTTTCCGTTTAGATGAGAAAGAAATGTTCCGCTTCAACAATCCACGTAATGATGCGGAAACACGTGAGATTGTCGATTACATTTATGAGGAAACAGGTGACCTTGTAAATGGTGTTTATGATATTGAAGAGTGGATGCGTGCTCAAGCGTTGTATCATGGTGGATTTGATTACAACCAAGACGGAGTAGAAATTGATTTCCAATACGCTATTCCAACAGGGAATAAAATGAGTGCTACGGTTGCATGGGACCAAGATGGTGCGAAACCACTTGAAGACTTACGTGCAGCGGTTAAACAATTCCGTTTATCAAATAAAAACCAAAAGCCTGTGGTGATGCACATTTCAGAAGCGGTTGAAGCGGATTTACTTCGTAACCAACAAGTGAAGCTTCAAATTCGTGGAGTAAATGATGAACGTTTAATCACAACAGGCGACCTTCAAAACCTATTTTCAGCATTAGGTTTACCACCATATCAAATTCAAGATGACATGGTGGACATTGACGACGGAAACGGTATGGTTTCACTATTACCAGAGCGTCGTGTTGTGTTATTAGGTCAAGACTTAGGATTTACAGGTGTCGGCCCTACCGCTGAAAACAACTGGAATCCTGGTATCTATGTCGTAACAGAGATCCAAGAAACGAACCCGCCGATGCAAGCGGTATTTGTTGGAGAAACAGCGTTCCCTGCGTTCCAACGTCCACATGCTGTTGCGTGGTTAGATGTGTAAGAGTCGATTCATTTCGGCTCTTTTTATTTTCAATTGAAAGGAGTGTTATAGATGCCTAAGTATCAAGCGAACGTATACCTTGCACATGCTGGAAAGATTGTGAAAGTAGGTGAAAACCTTGAATTAACCGCTGAACAAGCGGAGCGTTTAGGGGATAAGGTGACGAAGGTAGAAGCACCAAAGCGTAAGAAAGAAAAAGAAGTCGATGCATCATGACGTATGAATTCACGTTGGTTGATAGCTACCTTCATTCCATTGAGTACACCTCTATTTATCAAGACAAAGAAGAAAGCGAGCGTCAGAAGCTTGTTTTTACAGCATACGATCGCTTATCAACTTATTTTGATGAAAGGTACCTTACACCCAAAGTCATTGGTTTACAAACCATTTATATGATGGAAGGTGAAGAGGAAGAGTTTGCGAAGTTCAAACGACATGGTGTTAGCTCAATGGGATTAAAGGGTATGTCTTTCTCTTTCGATATTACGCAGCATGTATCGCCAGATGTCCTAGCAGTTATCCAGCGCACAATGGATGCAGAAAAGAAAAGTGGCGCACGTGTGGGGAGGCTAATTTGATGCCGAAACCCCCAATGAAAGAAGATGTGCAAATCTTTGAACCTACCGGTCAAATAGATAAATACGGAAAACCGTCTTATACAGAAGCCCCTTCCAAAGCTCGTGTTGCCTACACCACCAAAGTGATTGAAACGACCGATGGGAATCGCTATGAACCATCGTTACAAGTTGACTTGCCACCTACTACTAAAATTGGTTACGGGTTTCTCGTGCAATGGACGGACCATTTTGGTGAAGTGGTAAAGGACAGTGTGGTAGCGATGGAAGAAGCGTTGAACTACGGTGGAGATAAAGTCTACTGGAGAACGGTGTACGTTGGCAAAGAAAGACGAAATTAACATTGACTGGGGCAACACGTTAAAAGAATTTGAACAGTTCTTTGACGGGATGGAAGACAAGTTTGAACGCATTGCAATTGAAGAATACAGCAAATTTGGGTTATTGGTTGAAGAAGGAGCGAAAGCGTTAGTGCATCATGACGAAGGGGATTTAGAAGATTCCATTTCCTTTGATCGTGCCAAACGAATTGGTGACCGCATTGTGTTAGAAGGTGGTTCGAGTTCAAAGTATGCATGGAGACGACATGAAGAGCCGTATCGGAAAGGTTCGCATACCAAGTATGATGACGGCTCTGCGTTTCCTCACTATTACGTAGACGGACGTGGGCAACGAACACGAACAAAACGAAATTGGCGAGGGTTCACTCCAGGTCGTAAGTACATGATTAATGCTATTAATGCTCTAGACCCTGACTATGACCTCATGCTTGAACGTATTCTAAAGCGGGTGATGGAAGAATGATACAAGAGTATCTGATGAACAAAGGGGAAGAATTAGCCCCTCATCTGACGTGGACGGTTGATTATTACAGCAACCCAATCGATACAGGGACTGTCTTCTATGAAGGTGGGTCTCCTGGTAACAAAAACAGTGATGTGCATATCCGCTATCCACAGTACATGTTCTATATACGAACAAAGAATTGGAGTGAAGCGGAAGTAATTGCTCATCGTTTATATAAAACCTTACACCTCTCATCAGTCGAAGGTGTTCATGTTCCTGAACTCGATACCATGTATCGGGTTTTTTTGATGGAAGCAAGTGAACCTATTCGGCTTGGTGTGATTGACGATGTGATGGTGTACTCACTAAACATACAAGTAAATTTAAGGGAGGAATAAGCATGGAAAATATTCCATTTGGCTTGGCGGACATTACAATTGGTGAAGGTGTAGATGCTATTAAATTTGATGGCGTTGCAAACTTCCAAGCAGAGGGTGGCGAGGTAACACTCACACCTATCTTACAAGAAATTAATATTGCAGACTTTGGTGAATCTGTATACGACGAGCGCGTTACCGGTTATAACGGCACAGTAACGATTGTAGCTGCTGAAGATATCATTGAAATGATGAAGCTGGCACTTAGTGCATCTGAAGATATTACAGATTCTACAAGCGGTGACACAGTTGGATTAATGGATGCGAAGATTGGAACATCACTACGTTCAAAAGCGAAAAAAGTAACCATTCATCCACGTGTATTGCCAGCAGATGATAAATCAAAAGATATTGTCATTTATAAGATGGCTTCAAACGGTGATTTCAATCGTAGTTTTGCCAATGAACAAGGGAACGTACAAATTGAGTTAAACATGTATCCGCGTGACGGTATGGATGCATCAAAACCTGGTAACTTCTTCTATCGCGGGGCAATTGACCCGAATGCGACACCCTGACGAAGAGGGTTATTTCATCTCCCCGTACCAATACATCGAGCCGAACTGACAGAATGGGGGCTTTAATAGCCCTCTTTTCTTATGATGGAAAAGAGGTCGAGTGAAAAGGAGAGAATGAAAATGCCATACAATAAAAAATCCATGCTTCGTGACGCGAGTGAATATCTTATTCCTCAATTTTGGGATGAGGAAAGCGATTCGTATAAACCGCTTGGAGATCCGACGAAAAAGAAAAGTAAAGTGTTAACCTTTCACGAAGGAGCAACCACTGCAGGGAATGGAAATACATTCGATGTTCAAACGTTCCAAGTAGTATCAATTGATGTTACAGGGACAAGCACGAACTGTGTACTTGTATTTGAGCATTCAATGGATAGCGGGGCAACATGGCGCGGTATTACGGGCGTTGATGTGACTGAACTACTGACTGCTAAACAGGCAACTGGAACAAACCAAACATGGTCATTTACTATAGCGGGTCTACAGAAGTTTCGTGTTCGGATTCAATCCATTACAAGTGGAAATGTAACCGTAAAAGGAATTGCAGTTGAATAAAAGGACAAGCGCACTTAGATGAGTGTGCTTTTTATTTTGAGGAGGAAACCCTACATGCCAAAACAAGTGACATTACAAATTGAGAAAATTGAAAATGATGAATTAGTTGTAACAAATAAAACATTCATCATCAAAAAAGCAAAGATTGTTCAATTAACAGAATTGATGAATGTGATTACACGTTTGGTAAAAGAGTTTAAAGATGACCAAGAATTAAAAGGTCTTTTTCAATCGTCTGTTTCTCAATCAAAAGAAACTGGTGAAGAATCAGCAGAGCAAGCGGATGATGAGTTTTTGAAAAAAGCTTTAGAAATTCTACCTACCTTGCTTGTCAAACTGCCGAGTGAAGCCTTAGAAATCCTGAGTACATTAAGCCGTATTGATAAATCGATTTTAGAAGAACAAGAAGTAGAAGACTTCTTCCAAGTGTATGATGCGGTTTTAGAAGAAAACAACGTAGAGGATATTATCAAAGCCGTAAAAAAGTCTTTGGCTCTAACAAAAATCAAGTTCAACTTCAAAAGTCTGTTGGAAAAAGTAGCACAGAACCAGTAAAACTTAACACCTCATTAAATGCGATTGTTTATGCGATGATACACAAGCTTTCGCCGGTATTGGGAAGTCGTTCAGAAGTGCTTGATACGCCTATAGACGAAGCGTTAGAACACATGTACTTGCTCAAGCAAACTGAGGAAGCCAAACAAAAGGAAAAAGAGTACGAGCGTTATATCCATTTTAAATCCATGGTTCACTCGCATCCGGTTGATAAAGACAATCATAAAGCGTGGCAAGCACGTCAAAAGTTTGAAGATTCGATTCGTCCGAAAGAAGAAGTGAGAGAGCTTAAACAAACAGATATGAAATGGGATTTTGAAGAGAAAGGAGGAAATTAGATGGCTGGTACAGTTCGTGAAATGCGTGCGATTTTCACAGCAACCATGGCTGGGTTGCGCTCAGCTGCTCGCGCCGTTCGTAAAGAAGTAGCTGGTATTGGAGATGAAACCGAAAAGACAACCAAGAGATCCAATAAAAGTTTTGAACAATTAAGCGCCACCGTTACGCGTGTTGAAGAACAGATTGAAAAAGCAGGAGATAACCAATCCTTTCTTGAGTTGAATCGTACACTTAAAGCCTCACAAAAAGAGTTTAAAACAACAGGTTCTATCGGTGAGAAGAGTATGAAAGATGTTGAGCAAGCGATTGGAAAAGCGAAAAAAGAACTAGCAACCATGACTGCTGAAGGTATCGTGGAAATGAATGCGCTAGAAGCTGCTATACATGATGTAGAACGTGAATTAGATGCGTTAGATGGTCATGTTTCTTTATCTAACATAGCAAACGATGCAAGACATGCTGGTGATAGCTTAGATGGCGTTAAAGACAGCGCTTCTCATCTACGCAGTGAAGTCGATGATTTGGATAATAGTTTGCGAGACACCAACAATACATTAATCAACATCGAAAGTAATTCACGTAACTCTGAACACGCATTAGATCGTCTTCGCGAAACAGTAATGGATGTAACGACTGTAGGTCGTGCCTTAAAACTAAGTCTTGTTAGTTTAGCTCCTGCAGCAGTTCCGGTACTTGCGAGTGTTACAACCGCAACAATGGGTCTTGTATCTTCATTAGGTGCTGCAACCGCTGGTGTAGCTGGTTTTGCAACCGTAGCAATTCCGAATTTGATGCAAGTGTTCGAAGCACAAGACGAAATCAACAAAGCACAAGATAAGTATGATAAAGCTGTGACAGAAAAAGAAAAAGCGAAAGCGCTCCAAGAGTTAAATCAAATCTATGATGGATTGAATAAAAACCAATTAGAAGCGGTTAAGTCGTTACAGGAATTTAAATCGTATTTTGATGACTTACGTTCTTCGTTTGAAGCGCCGGTCCTAAACATCTTCACACAAAGTTTAAAAACATTACAAACCGTTCTAGAAGCGTTTCGCCCTGCCATTGATTCATCGGTGGGAGCGGTGCAGAACTTATTAAACAGCTTTGACCAGTCGCTACAAACGAAAGATGTTGAGTCGTTCTTTGGATTCTTAGCGATGCGCGCAGGGCCCGCATTAGAAGCGTGGGGGAAATCATTTGGTTACATATTCCGTGGTGTTGGTAACCTTATGGTCGCTTTTAATGACGAAGGAATTAAGATGGAAAAAGGGTTGGTGAACCTAACCAAACGTTTCTCTGAATGGGCAGCTGGTTTGAAAGAAAGTGAAAGCTTTAAAGCATTCATTGATTATTCAAATCGCAATACGCCTGTTTTCTTGCAACTCCTTAGTAATTTATGGACCATCTTAAAAAACACGTTTCAATTTCTAGCGCCATTAGGTGAAGAATTGTTGAGTATCTTAACATTTTTAACAGGATTAGCAGCGAAAGCATCTGAGGTGGCGAAAGAGTTTAGTAAGTGGGAGGGATTTGTGCCTCTTATTAACGGAATCGTTACCGCTATTATCGCCTACAATGTCGCGATACGAGCACAAGCTGTCGCAACGGGATTAATGGCTAATGCACAAAAGCTTCTTAATGCAGTGATGAGACTAAACCCTATTGCATTAGTAGTTGCGTTGCTTATCGGGCTAGGTGTAGCACTATACACCGCTTATAAAAAGTCTGAGACATTCCGTAATATCGTGAATGGTGTATGGGATTCCGTTAAATCAAAAGCGCAAGAAGTTTTTGGGTTTCTGAAACCGTACATTGACCAAGCAATTTCTGCAGTGGTTGGTTTTGCGCGGGACAAGCTCACGCAACTGAAAACATTTTGGGAACAAAACGGAGATCAAATCTTACAGGCGACAAAAAATGTATACAGTTTTATTTCATCCTTTATTCAATCTTCGCTACGTGTCGTGATGGCGATTTTTCAATTTGTTTTCCCGTTTGTCTTAGCGTTGGTGAAATCTGTGTGGGGGAATATACAAGGTGTCATCAACGGTGCGTTAAACATGATCATGGGATTAGTGAAAATTTTTGCTGGTTTATTTACAGGCGATTTCAAAAAAATGTGGGAAGGGGTCAAACAACTCTTCAGTGGAGCTGTTCAATTTATCTGGAATTTTGTCCAACTTCACATGTTCGGAAAACTCTTATCTCTAGGAAAAATCTTCGCATCAGGATTCAGTAAATTGATATCTGGTTTGTGGAGCGGGTTGAAAAGCTTGTTTTCTAAAGGGGTTAATGCGGTAAAGGATTTCCTGATTAACGGGTTCAACACAATGAAATCAAGAGCATCTGCAATCCTAACAAACATGAAAAATGATGCCACTAAAATCTTCGATAACCTTGTGGATTCGGCGAAAAAATTACCAGGTCGTATCGGTGATGGACTCAGGTCGATGGCTGGAAAAGTCAGCGATGGAGTCAAAGCGGTCGGTAATAAAATGGCGACAGGGCTAGAAAACGTCATTAACAAAATTACACAAGACGGGATTAACTCAATTTTGAAAAAGATGGGTGTTGATAAAAAGCATCACATTGATAAATTAGTTATTCCTAAATTCAAGCGGGGTGGCGTACATCAGGGTGGACCGTTCATTGCAGGTGACGGGGGAGAAGAGGAGCTTATTCGTTTCCCTGACGGAAGAGTAACGTTAAGTCCAGCTACTGACACATTATATTACGGGGAAAAAGGAACGAAGATTTTAAATGGTAAGCAGACGAAAGAAGCATTAGCGTCAACTATTCCTCATTACAATAGCGGAACAGACAAACTGTTAGATGGTGTGAAAGAGTTTGGAACTTGGACGAAAGACAAAGCAGTATCCGCTGGTAAAGCAACGAAAAAAGTAGCGGTGGCTGGTAAGAATAAAGTAGTTGCAGGCGCAAAGAAAGCTGGAGATGTAATAGGAGACGTATGGGAATACGCTTCTAATCCTAAAAAACTGTTAGATAAAGTGTTGAGTTCTATGGATTTAACACTCCCTTCGATTAACGGTTCTCTTGTGGAATTCTTAAAAACAGGAGTAAGAAAGGTTAAAGACGGTGGTGTAGACCTTCTGAAGAGAAAATTTAAAGAGTTGAATCCATTCGAAGGTGGAACTAGTACAACAGGGCCAGCAGGAAAAGGTGCTGCAAGATGGCGTTCTACTATCATTGCGGCAGCTGCACGTATGAATGAACAAATAACGGAATTTGATATCCAAGGCATTATTGCGCAAATTCATCGTGAGTCTGGTGGTAATCAAAACATTGTCCAATCTCCATTAGTGCGTGACATCAATACACGTAATGGTAACCCTGCGCGTGGTCTATTACAGTACATCCCGCAAACATTCCGAGCTTATGCTATGAAAGGCCATAACAATATCTATAGCGGTTACGATCAGTTACTTGCTTTCTTCAACAATACGACATGGAGGCGTGATAACCCGAGGGGAGCGCGAGGCTGGGGCCCAAGGGGCAGACGTAAATACGAAAAAGGCGGAATTATCAACCATGAGCATCAAGCTACAGTTGGTGAAGGTGGCAAGGCAGAGGTTATTATTCCACTTGAGCAGTTCCGTCAACGTGCGTTGCAACTATTCAAGTATGTAGGTGAATACTTCGGTTTTGATATGGATGCACTGATGAGCGGTGGACTCTCATCTATGGTTCAAGGACTATCATCATTCGCTCAACAAGCGTCATCTACAGTGATGAATACGAGCTCTACGTCTATGAGAACGTACAACTCCCTGCAGCAAAGTGGATTAACCAACAACTCTACACAAAATGGTGGGTACTCCTTGAAAGATATGATATCCGGTATACGAGTAGATGTACAGATGGGTGATATCATTATGGATGGAAGACAAGTAGCTAAGACTACAGAACCTTTTATTAAAAGGAGTTTAATTAAAGATTTGAACACAGATGCATATAGAAGGGGGAAAAAGTGATGAGGGTGGATTTGTACGATAAAGACTTTAACAAAATTGATTTAAACCCATTTAACGTATATACCACGAATTTCGAAGTAGGTTCCCCTTCTCCTACTCACGAACGCCAAGAAATAAGCGGGCAACACGGGTCGGTTACGCTAGGCACAAAACTAGGTGGCAGGTCAATGACTGTCACCTTTCATATTGAAGCGGTTGATATGTATGATTTCCCGCTTGTTCGAAATGAGGTATTCAAGGTTCTGAACGGACTTGAGTACCTTTTTATTGTCGATAAACGAGAACCTGGCAAGCGGTGGAAAGTGAAAGTAGAAGCAGCTTACGACATTGTGCCAATTGGATTGGTGTTTGCTCAGTTCGATATTAACTTCATGTCTGATTCTCCTTTTTGCGAGAGTGTAGGCACAACAACGGATGATTACACGTTTGATGCGGGTGTTTGGCAAATTGGACAAGGGTTGCTAGCGGAAGATGATTTTATTTTCACACATACAACAGATGCTTTTTCTATCTATAATCCCGGAGACGTAATCATTAACCCTAGATCCATTCATACACCGCTGACAATTGAAGTAAAGGTGGGAGTGACATCTAGCAACCATACACTCACATTAACGAACACCACAACAGGCGATATATGGACGTATACAGGGGCAACAACAACTGGGCAAGTCATTGTATTAAAGAATGTAGAATGCTTACTTGGCGGGGCTTCTGTGGCGTTAAAAACGAATTACGGGCTAATGACATTAAAACCTGGATATAACCAGTTTACAAAGAGTAGCAACATTTCAGAAGTGAAGTTTATAAACCGTTTCTATTACAAGTAAAGGGAGGTGAACAGATGCCAGATTTGTTCGTGTGGAGTTTGGATAAAACGAAGAAAGAACGGTTAACTGAATACAGTGATTTATCAAGGAAATGGAAGGTGAATAACCTAAACGCCATTTCCTTTTCTGTTTTTCGGGATGAATTAAATCAACGAGCATTCGACCTTATGGAAGAGAAAGGACGGATTGAATACGACGGAACACTATACACCATTGAAGATTTAGATAAGACACCAATCGGGGATACGCAAGTGGCTGAGATTACAGCGGAACATGTCTTCTTTGACGAGTTTATGAATCGTTCATATGTGTATACCGTTCTAACGAATGCAAAGCGCTCTCTCAACGCCTATATGAGCTTTATCATTCCTAATACAGGTTATACCTTTTCAGTCATTGATAGCTTTGATAGCAAAGAGATTGAAAACTTCGGTGCAGGCAATCCGCTTGAGTTGTTTAAAAAGCTTCTTGAAACATTTGAAGCAGAGTTTACAGTGGTCGGAACAGATATACGTTTATACAAGCGTATAGGGTCTCAGACAGCGTATCCGTTCCGCTATAAACATAATATATCCGATATCACCAAAAGTGGCTCAGCGCGGAATTTAAGCACGTATATCCGAGGATTTGGGAAAGAGTTAGAAGACCAAAACATTTTAAAGGACGAGTCTAAGAATTTACAAACACGTAACGGAACATGGCAAGATACATCAGACCCTTATTGGTACACACAAACGGTTGGTTCTTCTTTTCAGATGCAGTGGTACGGGACGGGGATTCGTTTTTGGTACTTATCCGACCCAACAGGTGGTGTCTGGGAATTTACGTTAGATGGCGACCAAACCGCTACATTAAGCACATGGTCAAGTGAAACCAAAACACAAAGTGTGCAACTGTTTATGGATGCACCTGAACGTGCTCATACCATTGTGGCTATATTTAAAGGTGATGACGAAAAGCATAAGCCTTCAACAGGTACTGGCACATCAAAAGGATGGGTGCGTTGTTCAGAAACGTCGGAATTAAAAACATTTGAAGTTTATCGTTTACGTACCAACGATGAAAAGTATGCTGCAGTTGCGGAATATACATCACCTCTAGCTAACAAATACGGTATTCGTATCCAAGCGCCTGAATTTGATGAACGTTTTACGGATGCAGCAGCTTTGCAAGAACACCTAAAAGAAATATTGAACGATAAGATTGAAATTAGTCATCAAATGAAGTTTGTGGACCTGCAAAAAGCGGGTTATCCGTCTCCGAAACCACGTATCGGGGATACAATCCCTTACATTGTAGAAGAATTAGACTTAATAATTCCTGATATACGTATCATGGAGATTGATGAATACCCTGAAGAGGATACGTCGCCAACGATTGTGTTAGGAAACAGTCGAGAGGATTACGGGGAATCGTCGTTCAACTCAACAAAACGGCAGTTAGACGAAATATTTGATTCTCGAAAAGGAAAAATCAAAAACAACGTGCTAGAAGAAGCTGTGAAGAGGGCGACAGAAGCATTAACTAACTCATTAACTCAGTTAGAGTATCCACCAGGAATGGGGATTTTGGCTCGCGATCCGAATGATTATAACCGAATTGTCGTATTGCGCTCAAGTGGACTTGGTGTCAGTACGGATGGTGGAGTTACATTCCCGAATGCCGTTACAGCAGACGGTGTTGTGACCAACATGCTAACAGCGGGACAAATTAAAACGAACAACATTCAGATTATCGGTGAAGATAATCTTTTTTATTGGGATGAAAACGAATTAATCGCCATTAATCCTACGAACCAAAACAAGTACGTTCGTCTAAATTCAGACGGTTTATACATCGCTAGAGGTGCTGGTGTTATCGAACGAGCAGACGGATTTAAATTAGTAGATGATGGTTATGCAAACTTCAGTTACGCGGTTGATATGGCTTCTCCTCCGCCTATTAGTAACGGTGTGTACTTTGAAGGTGGTCGTTGGTACAAACAGAAAAATACCGAAAAAGGGGATGTGTTCTTTTACTCCTTTGAACACGTAACCCGCTATTTATATCTTAATCTCGCTTTCTATGCAGAAAATGGCGGAAGTGGATATATCTATGTTGATGGAAGCGGAAGTGATACAGGAAAAAACTATGCAAGCTTTTTAACAGATCATTCAGAAGGAAATGATTATGCAACCTTCGGCCGAACATTCGTTGCAGACCTTGGAACACCTACCGGCGGAACAAAAAGTGTGTATGTAAGGGTGAAGTCGAATGTAGCAGATAAATTCGTAGCGGTCAGACACATCAGAGGATATTTAAGGGGGTAATCACATGCCATACACCAATGGTCCAGATATATACGGAAACAACTATCAAATGTTTATCACGTGCGAAGAAAATGGAAAGATTTCAACTTCTGAATACGGTCAAATGATTGTAAGGATGGAACCAGCGGATTTCTTTTTTCTTTTTGATAAAAGTATTGGTCATCCATTACAAGATAACATTTGGAAATACGAAGTGAAATTAAACGGAATGAGAGCTTATTTATCATTAAAAGAAGAGTTCCTTCATGAAGATTTACCACGCTATGCACCAGAGGAAAATGCACCTCAAGAAGAGCAGGTAGAAGAACCAACGGAAGAACAGCCTATAGAAGAACCGATAAACTGAATGAAATGAGGGATAGATAATGAAGTTGTCATTTGACCGTTTAACAAACGCTTTGGTTGCCAATTTTCGAAATACATTAAATAAATTTATTGGTGAGGTAGAAGAAAACTTCACAGAAACAGTACGTGATGTGAATCAAGCGAAAACAGATGCAAATGCTGCAGTCACAAAAGCAGATGAAGCTAAAAGTCAATCAAACAATACGCAAGCTCAAGTTGATGCGTTAGTCGTTGGATCTAACACATCGCCCGCTGAAGCAGTACAAGCTCGTGTAGGAACAGATGGGCAAACATTTGCTACGTTGAAACAGCGCTTAGATAATGAGCACGCTGGAGTTACTGCACAATTGGCTGAAAAAGCGAAGCATGTAAACAATATCGCTGTAAACTTAGAAGAATATTATCAAACAGGAGAAGCTAACTATACAGATGCATTCGCCCGTGCATTTAACTATTTAAAGAGCGTAGGAGGAGGAAAGGTTATCTTACCTTCTAAAGAAATTGAAGCTATAGTTAAAGTACCTAGTTACTGTGGAATCAGTGGTAGTGGTCGCAAGTCTATCATTAAGTTACCAGAAGGGTCTAATCAAGCATGTATTCAGTTAGCTGATATTAACACAAAGTTCATATTGCTTCAAGATTTTTCAGTTAATGGCAATAAAGCGAAGCAATCTACAGAAAACGCTAAAGGTGTTTATTTAGAGAGTAATAAAGGATATGTAGGTGACAGCACTTTTAATGATCGTGACAGTAGACATGTTATACGAAATCTTTTTGTTTATGACACATTTGGAACAGGATTTCACTTAAATACTCGCGGCGAAAATCAAATAGAAAATTTACAGGTCGTTCGTTCGGGTGCTGATGGAATTATTTTCGAGTCGTTTGATAATTGGGTATATGGTATTAGTGTAGGTGAATCCAAAAGAGACGGACTAATTATTTATGATGCCAATACTAGATTTGTTAATGTGAAAAGCTGGAACAATGGAATGAATGAGACTACATTAACTTATGGCCGTGGTATAGTCATGAACAATTGTCAAGGAGTTATGATTTCAGGTGAAAGTCAAGCAAATCTAAGAGACGGAATCGTAATGAATGGCTGTAAAATTTGTAGCGTTAACGTTAATAGTGAATTAAATGGAGCTAGAAATGGTTTGGTGGTTGCAAATACAAGCGCTATTGTACTCGAAAACTCTGATTATAATTCAATCAATATTACTACTCGAAATAGAAGAGGAACTGAAGAGCCCCAAGATTACGCACTGAAGTTTGTAGATAATTGTAGTTATAACCAGATATTCGTTAGTGGAACAAGTATGAAAATGGGATCAATGTTAGATAACGGAACAACAAACAAACAAAGGAATTCTATCAATATTCTTTGCGACTTATCTAATTACACACTTGCGAACTACTCAAATTTTAATGCTAATGTTGCAGGTATTGGCGTGACACCTAACTCGCAGATATCTCCTTTATGGGTTGTTTCTAACGCAAGTGAAAACTATCAAGGAACTCTTATTCAGAGAATCACGGAAAATACAAATTTAGATAATACACTAATTACTTTAGAAGGCAAGACGCAAGATGGAAGTGGTGTTTCAAAACTAGATATAAAGTCAAATATAGTCAACAAACAGGTTATTTTTAATATGAATGGCAACACCGCTAGATATACAGGTAGTGTGAAAATTGATGGTGGTGGTTGGAATACGTATCGTATGATTCTAGGTAATTATCACTTGTGGGTAGACAGTATAGGCAAACTAAGAATAAAGAATGGCGCACCAACTTCTGATACAGATGGTGCCATTGTCGGAACTTGAATTAGTTAAATTTGTTAAATAACTCCTCTATTTGTAGTATAATTGAAACAATAGATTTAAGGAGGAACCCATATTGACTTTTTTTAATATTTCAATAAATACATTCGCTTCATCTAAAATAATACCAAGAAAATTAAGACGTGTTTTTTATAGACTAAACGGGATGGATATAAGAGCTACTGTGAATCCAGGCTTATTCTTCCGTACTAATAAAGTTAAAATTGGAGCCTCTTTCGTCAATAATAACTGTCACTTTGAAAATAGCGAAATGGTCGAAATAGGAAACAACTGTCATATAGCAATGGATGTACTATTCTGTACTGATAGTCATGAAATTGGTTCTGAACAAAAAAGAGGAGGAGAGTTATATTTTTCTCCAATCAAAGTAGGAAATGGATGCTGGATTGGAGCTAGAGCCACTATATTGCCTGGCGTTAAAATAGGAGACGGTTGCATCATTGCAGCAGGATCAGTGGTTAACAAGGATTGCGAGTCAAATGGTCTATACGCAGGAGTGCCAGCTAAACGTATTAAAGACCTATCATAATGTATTGTTGAAATACTAAACAATCGGAGACAATTGCGCAATAAGAAATGAATAAAAAAAGAGTAGCTTTCCAATTGGAGGAACTACTCTTTTTTGCTTTTATTCTCGATCAAACACAAGTATTTTTTCGACCGGAACATCCAAATACACGCAAAGTTTATCGATTAGCTCCCTTGGATAACGTTCCATTTCATCATGATAAAGCATACGAATGGACTCTAAACGGTAGTCGATATCACGAGATACCTGCCTTAGTGAAATGTCTCTTTCATCAAGTAACACTTTTAAATTTGATTTAATCAACTGTACCACACTCCTTACCCTTTATTATAAACGACTCGTAAAAAGTGTCAATTGGTTATTGACTCCTTTTCAGAGACATGTTACTATTTAGACACGTTAAACGAGACGGTTTTTTGAAAATAAGGGGGATTTATTGTGGAGAATGCAGCAGAAAAATTAATAACGGATATGACGTATTTCATTTCAGAACTTTTACCAGTGAACATTGAACAAGTGAAAAATAAATTATCAGCTATCATGGTGAAATATCATGTAACGCAGATAGAGGATGAGGAAGCGCATCCGGATCTATACGAGAAAATTAAACTGTATTTAAGTGCTAAAAAGTTAGAAGGGTTAAGTTCAGCTACACTAAAAGGGTACGAGCTTGAACTAAATATATTCGCGAATAAAATTCGAAAGAAAGCGGTGGATGTAACCAGTGCAGATGTACGGATTTACTTAGCGGATCTAGAACATTTAAAAATGAGTACCATCGGACAAAAGTTATCGATTCTTAAAAGCTTTTTTGGCTGGTTAGTTGGCGAAGAGGTAATTAAACGAGATCCAACAATGAAACTAAAGACACCAAAGACTGAAAAACGATTACCTAAAGCATTAACAATTGAAGAGTTGGAAATGTTGCGAGAGGCATGTAATACTGTTCGTCAGCGTGCCTTTATTGAAATCTTGTATGCAACAGGTTGCCGTTTGTCTGAAGTCTATGCATTGAATAAAGATAGTATCAACTTTCAAACCATGTCTACTAATGTTATCGGTAAAGGCAATAAAGAGCGTGAAGTTTACTTTTCATGGAAAGCCTTGTACCACTTAAAGAAGTATTTAAAAACACGTACAGACGACTGTGGCGCATTGATTGTAACCGAAAGGAAACCATACCGACGCTTATCTAAACGTGGTATTCAATATGAGATTAATCAGATTGCTAAAAGTGCTGGATTAGAGAAAAGGGTAAGTCCTCACACACTTAGGCATACATTTGCTACATTATTGCTTAATAATGGTGCAGAGCTGGTCGCGATACAAGAACTTCTTGGCCACAGTTCGTCAGATACAACTTTGAGATACGCTCGCATTACAGAAGAGAGAAAACGTGAGCAACATAAAAAATACTTGGTTCAGTAAAAGAGGGCTAATTTAGTCCTCTTTTTATTTTATATAAGGGGGTTGTGAAACCATGCCACATACACCGGAGGTTCTAACAATGGACACAATGAACAAGGAATTAGCGGAGATAAAGGCTGAACAAAAATTGCAAAGTGCACGAATTAACAACTTAGAGCGTACAACGGATAGGCATGATAACCAAATTGTTACCTTGAATGAAAAGCTCAATAAAATTGAAGACAACACCACATGGATTAAACGCACAATCATGGGTGGAATTATTACAGCGATCTGCACTGGGGTAATTGGTGGTGCCATCGCTATTTTTTATACAGTCTTACAAAAATAGGAGGAATGGACATGAAAAAAGATATCTTCACACTATTGGGCGGTTTCCTAACCGCTCTTTTGTTTTTCTTTGGAACAATTGGTATTTCATTTGATTGGTTTACAACAGAGAGTATCAATGCCTTCGTAATTGTCATTTCATCATTTACAGCACTAGCAATTAACGTGTATGCCGTATGGAAGAACACAAGTGTTATGAAGTATTTAAAAGAGATGAAACGTAAAGAGGAGGAGAAATAAGATGACAATCCAAAAAACGAATCTAAAATTTAGCGGTACATTATCTCCAATTAAAAAAGTAACAAAGATTGTGGTCCATCATCCAGCTCACCCAACGTGGGATATTTACGAAGTCCATAATTACCATAAAGCAAAAGGATGGTCGGGTATCGGATACAACTACTTTATTACAAAAGGTGGAGTGCAACAGGAAGGGCGCGGTAAGTATGTTGGAGCTCATTGTGTTGGTAAGAACAGCTATACACTAGGCGTATCATTCCAAGGGGATTTTGATAAACAGGAGCTAGGAGACATGCAATTAAAAGCGGGAGCTAATCTAATTGCGAAGTTATTACGTGAGTATGGTCTGCAAATCAATGATGTAGTACGTCATAAAGATTTAGCTGCTACAGATTGTCCCGGCAAGAATTTTCGTTTTGATGATTTAAAAACAGCAATTCTGCATGAATTAAACCCGAATACAATAAAACCTGACGTACCTAAACAACAAGTTGAAAGCGTGTCGCCTAAACAAGAAGACTTGCCAAAAGTCACTTCATTAGGTGACAAGTATTCGTTCCAAGTAAAAGCAATGCAGGATACACCTGTTTATGAATATGCCAACTTGTCTAATCGTAAAAACACATTACGTGAAGGAACTGTATTTAGCGTGTATGGCTACACGTACGCTTCGTGGGCTGTTGGTGGCGGTGGATTCGTTATGATGAAACATGTTGACCCTGTGCCAGTCACATTAACAACAGGTGGCTTAAATAAGGGCATGGAAGAGGAGTTTCGTGCATTCCTCAAAAAAGAGGGCATTGCTGCAGAGTTGAATCTAAATAAGACAGGCAATCCATCAGCGAGCATTACAGTACAAGGGTTAGATCTTGTGAAAGTACGTCAGTTCCTAGACCAAAAAGGTTGGTACTATAAATAATGTAAAGTGCAAGTTACCATATTAAGTTACCCCCCTGCTCTTCGGAGTGGGGCTTTTTATTTTTGTTGAAAACAGAACGTTTGTTCGTTATAATTAAATCGAAAGGGAGATGATTTCATGCAACGTTTATTAAAAGAGAGTTGTTTGTCAAAGTGTCCTATTGAGATTATTTACATGGCCAATAACGGTCAGTTTACTCAACGATTTATCATTGTAAAAGAAATTAAAGACGATGCCATTACAGCTTTATGTTTGTTAAGAAACGAAAAGCGAACATTTAAGATAGATAATATACTTTCGTGCGGATTTAAGAATATGAGAAGAAAAGGTTTAGCACTATAACTGTTTTCAAAAATAGACACTTACCTATAAACATTAAGAGGATATTTTTCATAAAATGATGAAATACAGATGCATATAATTTTGTATCTTGAAAAGAACATTTTTTATGAAAAAATGTAAAAATGTATATGATGGTGGACTTTTGTGCTATATTTATGGTACGGAGGAGATGCACATGGCAGCATATAACGTAGAACAGGTGGCTCAATGGTACTTATCTAAACAAGAGATGACACCAAAAAAATTACAAAAAATATTATACTACGCATATTCGTGGTTTTTAACGTTACAAAATGATAGTGAAGAAGAATTAGACAACAAATTATTTGAATCTCAATTTGAAGCATGGGTTCACGGACCTGTAATTTATGATGTTTATGACCATTATAAAAGTAATGGTTACTTACCTATTCCTAAGTTTGAAGGTCAAGTACCTACTTTTGACGAAGATACTCAAGATATTCTTGATCAAGTATGGGAAGTATACGGACAATATTCAGGGAATGAATTAGAAGCTATCACTCATCAAGAGTTGCCTTGGCTTAACGCTCGTCAAGGGTACGGTCCTTTAGATCGTTGTAATGAACCAATAAAAGATGAAGATATTTTTAGATGTTATATCAGTCGTATACAGGATTAATTAATAATGGCAAAAGGCAAAAATAAAAAGAAGCGTCAAGTGGTCATTAATAATCCTAAAGTGCAAAATACTGTTCCCAGTAAAAAAAATGTTCAAAATAATAATTCCCCAGATAAATTGGGTAATAATACTTTAGTATTTGATTTCACTTACAAAAGTTGGTTGAAATCCATTGGTGATAAGCAATTTGTTAACAAACTATCTGATGCTGGGGATTTTGCACAGTTTACTTTTGAAATATTATATAAAGTCTTTCCAGAAGTGCAAAGTAACTGGAGTATTATACGTCAACAACCTGGAAAAGTATTTAAACATTGTCATCCAGTAGCAAAAGAGAAATTAAACTTAGTTAAGAGTATAGCGCAAAGTATTCATGGACGTACCTTATTAGATAACGATGAGGATTACAGTGAAACTCTCTCTTATTGGCAACTTGGCACTACTCAGTCAGTTCGTGTTATAACCATTTATGATTCTACCAAAAATGTTATGTATCCTATGTTTGTAGATTATCATCATCTAATACATCCTAGTGTAAAACATAATCAAACTGATCATAAACATAATAAATTTTGCCCTTATTGTCGTTATGAGAGAGGCTTAGCTTTTGAAGCATAACTACTTTTAAAAGTCTTGTCCAAAATTGGATGAGCTTTTTTATTTGCTCTAGATCATATGATTAAGATGAGGTATCAACGATGGAAAATCAAGAAGATAAATATGCAAATATAGATGTAACGAAGATTTATGAATACGCTGATCTACCAGACAAGATTTCTGGCCGCTGTGATAACTGCGGAAGTGTAAGGTTTAAAAGTAGTGTAGGTGGAGGTAAGTTCTTACGGGAATGTACCAGCTGTGGAATGAAAAAGAATATCTAAACAAAGCCCACTACTCAGTCGAGCGGTGGGCTGTTTTGTTATTCGTACATATAAGCAAAAATCTCATATCTTTCTGGCTCTTGTAATTTACCGAAGTTTTGCCATGGTGAATCTGTTTGAAACGGAACACTTTGATTTGGGTTAAACGTTTCTTGTACTTGGCCATAAGATACCGTTACAAATTTACCATTCTTATCATAAATAGCTGCTGCTATTGTTACGTGGTCAAGCGGTGTATCGCTTGTGTTCTTCACTTTACCAAGCATTCGTAAGAATACACTGTTATCATCCGCTGTTAGTAATTCTCCTTCAATCGGCAATTCAATCGCTTTTTCTGCTGTCTCTTCAGGAGTAATCGTCATTTCGGCACTTTTAAAATCATCTGAACTTGCGATAGGTAAATCTGTTTCATTCATCACATACGCTTTTTGTCCAGGTTCTATAACATGAGGAGATACCCATACAGTTGAATTGGTGCTAGATCCAATGACGTTACCGTCATTATTTTCATAAGTAACAGTGATGTTTGATACATCTACAGGGATATCGCTTTTATTTTCGATAACAGCCGAATAATTCCCCATCAACTCTGTGTCATCTTCATACGTATAACTCGCTTCATCTACGATATCTACTGACAATTCAACTGGTTTCTCTTCTTTTTCAACAGCGGCAACATTTTCTTCTTCCTTCGGTGTTTCGCTCACTTTCTCATTCCCACAACCTGCTAATAATCCTAATGCTAGTAAACTACCTAATATCTTTTTCATGCCCATCCTCCTACATAATTTTACCTATAATTACAATTTTTATTATAAACGTAAACAAAAAGCATGCAAGAGTTAGTTCTTATATGCTGAGTTCAGGTCGTGATATGTTCTTTTTCTTTAAATTCTCTAAAACCGAACATTAATTTTGTCATTAACTCTCTATTTTCATATCTAATCTCTTTAATTTCTTTCGTCATTTTAACGCATGTCTCAATAGAATGTTCTCTTGAACTCTCTAATTTTCTTAAAGATTCTCTTGTTAAATCAATAGCATACTCAATGCTCATTGTCTCATTATCTTGTCTATTTTTTATTTCTTCTTTTCTTTTGATTAAATTGATGTTCTTGCGAATAGTTTTGACGTGCTCCTTGATCAATCTATGATTTTTATTTTCTTTCAAGTCTAATACTAAATTATATATGGTAATAACTTCTTTTTTATTAAAGGTAAGGACGATTAGGTAATCACCGTTAATGTAATAGCAATAAGTAGTCGCACCTTTTGAAACAGCAAAACTATCATGCAATAATTCTGCTTCGTTAACCATCTCCATGATTTTAAAACAAATTTCGAAATTATGTTCAGCTATATATTTTTTTATATCTTTTTTTTCATTAACTCCTACAACTCGTTCAACATATCTTTCTTTTGCATGATCTCTAATGAACATTAGACACATCCCCTAGTAATAGATTCAGTTATCATCTTTAATTTCAAATAGCTCATCAGCAGTACAATTCAGCAACTGTGCTACTTTTAATACCAGAAAAATATTTGGTGAAGTTTTCGCAACCCCATCTTTATCGTTTGACCATAGGCTTAATGTTGTTTTGCTAACACCTATCTCTTTAGCAATAAAAGACTTCATAATCCCTTTACGCTTTACAATTTCATCAAAATTGCTGTGTAAGTGCATTGAAACCAACTACCTTTCTTTTATTCTCCCTCCTTTCATTATCTTCTCATTACCATAGTATGGCAACTAAAATTAAATAATTAAACTAAAGTTAAAATATTTTTTAATTAAAGTGGTATCAAGTACAAGTAGATCCCCATATAGTGGTCTTACAAAGGTCAGACGGATGCATGACATTACTCAGCATAACTAGTATTCGTCAGTCCTTAGTCAGACGCAGGGAGGGCAACAATATGATTTTAGGTATCGACAGTGGTAGTTCAAATGTAAAGGTAGCAACAGCAGAAGGAGTGTTTCAATTTACTTCACAATTAGGGGAATGGAGGGAGCGTAACCTTAAAACAACATTCAGTGAAAATGATATGGAGTATGAATACAACGGAAAGAAAGGATTCGCAGGTACATTAGCACAATACGAAAGTGAATTTGTTCGCCAGATGATGGGCAGTACCAAAGCACATGAAGATGCAAAGATACGCACATTACTTGCTGTCCATCGTTTTGGTGGACCGCATAACCAAATTGTTGTAGGGCAGCCGATTATTCAGCATAACGAAATAGAGAAGCAGAAAATCAAGGATATGCTGTTAGGTAGGCATTCACTTACATTAAATGGCGTGACGAAAATATTTACCATTGATCAGGTGGAAGTTGCAGCAGAAGGCGGGGCAATTTATTGGGGTATCAAAACAACCGCATCACTTGTGCGCATCATCGACATTGGTAGCGGTACAGTCAATTGTGCCACAATCGCAGACGGTCGTTATATTGACAAGGATAGTTTCAGTTTAGAATATGGTGCTGAGTCTCGTAAAAGTAAGGATTTAACCCTTATGATTGATAGTATCATCGCTCACACCTCTAAAACATGGAGCAAGGAGGATGTCGTATTTGTGGCTGGAGGGTTAGGTGAAGAAGCTGAAAAACAAATCTCTTCTTATTATAATGAAGCAAAAAAAATCAACATCCCATACGTAATGGATGGCGACTATCACTTTGCTCACCCTGTATTTGCAAATGCATTAGCCTTTTACAGCATTGCAAGGGGGTTATATGAATGAGCAGAACACGTAAAGATGTATCTTTCAGTCATAACGATCCGCACGAAGTTGCATTATTAAATCACGCATTACGTCAAGGCGTGTTTAGTCGCTACATCAAACGCTTAATTGACCGAGATATGCAAGGAGTACCAGTTAAACGTCAAAGTGAACCAATGAGCGTTAACAGCCAAAATATCAGGAGCGTGATTTAGATGTTAAAGGGGTTCTTTGATGCTATATCTGACCATCGTAGCAAACAGGCCAAACAAAGTGAATACGACCATTTAGAGGAAACAGAATACCTTTATAGTTCGGATTACTTATCAAATTTATATAAGCGCTCAAATAACAAAGAACAATGTTACACGATTTTAGAGTATATGGATAAATTTGAGGTGAATGAACCTTGTTACAAAGGATACAACCAATTGTACAAACGAATTGATAACCAACTGCATCCGCAAGATGAAGAGTATATCAAAATTCCAAAGTCCATCTTAATGGATTATTTAAAGGAGGAAGAGTCATGATTGTAGTGATTGGAACAGGCGTATTATTTGTAGGGATGACAGTAGCGGAAAAGAAAGGGTGGTTAGATCTTGATTTTGAAAAAGTAGAGGCAGTTGTCAAAATAGGTATGAGTGCTGGTATAGCAGGAGGCTTACTTTATTTCATCAGCAAGCTCCCAATGATGTTTTTATAGGTAGAACGGTTGGTCGTACCATGCTGGTATTGTGTTTGGTAGCAATAAAACAGCGTTATAACAAAGCATAGTGATATTCCAACTAAAACAGACTATATACCTTTTCTCTCCACTCTTTTTTAACATCTTTATAAAATAAGCCAAGAAAATTCAGAATTTTACAGAAGATTATGAAGGAGGAGTTAAGATGATTGAATTGTTATTTCCGGTTGCTGTATGTGGTGCTGCGGTACTGTTTGGAAGAAAGAAACCGAAGAGTGATCAAGAACAAATTGAATTAGTTTTTCGGAATTTAGGTGTAGGTGGTAAAGTCGGAAAAGAAAAGCAGACGTTCGTTTATCCAAAACTTATCAATAAACACCAAGTAGAAAACGGAATTGAATATGTATATAGTACGACAGTCGGACTACCGGACAAAATTCTTACACCACTCAAAGATATTCTATCGTCCACACTCAACAAACCGCTCAAATTGAAGTATAAGAAGTATTTAACTATCACTGTATACAACGAACCTATTCCAGAGAAAGTACTCTATAAAGAAGTTCCTCGTATGGAGGGATGGGTTGTACCTCTAGGTAAAAGCGAAGTAGGTTGGCATTTTCATGACTTTGATAAAACACCACACATGACAATCGCAGGAACAACCCGTTTCGGTAAAACAAAAATGCTTAAAAACAACATGACGTATCTCATTGAACAACATCCTGATGATGTAGAGTTTTTAATTATTGATTTGAAAGGAAAATTAGAATTCAATCGATATAGTAAGCTGAAGCAAGTACGTACAGTTTGTGGTGATCCATTTGAAGCGTTTGAACAATTGTCACTTTTGCATGCTGAGTTAACAAATACTATGAGTGAATTTTTAGATGCTGGATGGTCCAACATTGTAGAAACAACGAAAAAGAAGCGGTTGTTTGTAATTGTCGATGAAGCAGCACAACTTGCTCCGGACAAATTTATGGATGGTGAAAGTAAAAAAGCAATGGGAGGATGTCAATATTTCTTATCTGAAATCGCCCGTGTAGCTGGAGGTTTGGGTGTTCGTTTAATCTATGCAACTCAATACCCTACAGCAGATACTTTACCGCGTCAGATTAAGCAAAACAGCGATATTAAAATCAGTTTCCGTTTACCAGCTGGGTATGCTTCAGAGGTTGCAATCGATGACCGCGGAGCAGAGAAATTACCATCTGATGTTCCAGGTCGTGCTTTAATCAAAACGCACGAAATTATTGAAGTGCAAACACCGCTAATTACAGATGAAGAAATGATGGAAAGGGTGGGGCCATATGTTATCACCGAACGAAAAGATGTATCACCAGAGATTGGATCTAGTATTACAAAGTTTGGAGAAGATGGAGTTTCTCAGCCGTAGTCAGATTCAAAGTTTGCTAGGTGTTCCCAACACTCGAAACATTAATCGTATTTTACAAAATATGAGTACCTACTTAAATGCTAAACGACTCAATCAAAATGTATACTATCTAAACAAGAAGGGGCGTGAGTACATTGGTACAGATAAACGACCGCCTGTACTCAAGCAATTGGAGCATAAATTAATGCGTAATGATTTGTACCTTTATTACAATGTTCCTTCTAGTTGGCAAACAGAACACGAAATTGAATGGTATGAAGGAAAGAAGAAACACAAACTTATTTCAGATGCATTCTTCAAACAAGATCAAACGTATTTCTTTATAGAGGTAGACTACAAACAAAAGATGACAGTGAACTGTAGCAAGATTGAATTGTACAGCAAGTTGTTTCCTTTATTAGAAGTTGAACATCGTGTGGATTGTGTCTTAATCTTTTACACATTAACAGAAGCGCGTAGGCAACGTTTGATGAAGGAATGCGAAAAGAAGAAAGTAACATGCGGTGTGTTTACAAAAGGGGATATGGAATAGTCATCACATTCTATTGTGATTTTTTATATATAGCTTTAACTGTTGTATGTTTATA